CTATTTACTATAGGCTTTGATTGGGTAATGATCTGAAAAATCATTGTAAACGTAGTAATATGGGAACGCATATACATCCCATGGCTTAGGTTTTTCAGTCACAACTTCATTGACTAATTGTTTTGGTTGTTTATGATCTTTATCTGTAAATATATAGTCTAAATGTTCTGGTTTACCATTAGGGTAATTATATTTCGCAATTGAATTTGATTGAGGGTCCCATGTGCTATTATGACCTGCATATAGAACATCATTTACATTCAAGTTTTTAAGCATATCTTTGAACTCTGGAGTGCCTTTATTGACATTAAGGTCGCCACCTATATATACCGTTTCATCTTTAGGGATATTTTTCTTTTTAACAAAGTCACTGATTTCTTTCATTTGTTCAGCTCTAATTTTTCGATCATGTCCAGCACCACAACGTGAATCTTCAGATTGTGTATGTGTACCGATAACGTGAACGTTCTTACCATTTTTCTCTATTTTTGTATAAACAAAGCCTTTGTTGCTATCATTATCGAATCCACAACCGCTTTTGAAAACATGCTGGATTTTTTCTTTAATAGGATATTTACTTACAATCGCTACGCCACCATCTTCTGCAACAGTTGATGAGTAGCTACCTTCAGTTTTGTCCCACCCTGATTGAGAACGGCCGAGTACAGGTGTTTGATAAGGATATTCTTTTTTCACATTACTTAATAATTTGTCTGATGCACCATTATCAAATGCTTCATTGAATATTACGACATCATTATTTTTAATATAAGAAGATTGTCCGATTAAATCAGCGCGTTTATATTGCCCCCAGTTTGGATACATAGAAACCTTGTAACAACAGTATTTATTGGGTTTGGAGTCCCTAATGGGTCCCTAAATTACATACTTTCTAAAATTTTAGTTGTTTTTTTGTCCTCTTCATTAAATTTTTCTTCTAACAAATGAGAATACACGGATGTAGTTATTGCTATATTTTTATGACCTAATCTTTTAGAAATGTAATGTATAGATACACCTTTTGCTAGTAAATAAGAACAATGAGTGTGTCTTAATGCGTGCGATGTAATAATTGGTATATTATTGACTCTACAGGCTGATTTCAAAGCATTATTGATAGCATGAAGGTTAATTATAGATCCGGCTTCTTTGAAAATGTAACCATCATAGCTAATTGCAAATGTACTTATGACGTCCATAATGTGTTTCATATCAGATTTAGCGATACTGATATATCTAGGGGAAGTATCGGTTTTTCGCTCGTCAATAAATATAGTGTTTTTCACTTGGTTGATATGCTCAATCTTTATATTTCTTGCACCACTGACACGACAACCCGTACAAATCATTATGAATAGCGCTAATGATGAACGAGTTCTCTTCTTTCTGACGTGATCTTTTAGTATTTCATATTCAGTTACCGAGATGAATTTTTCTTGTTCTGACTTCGTAGGTTTTCCGGCTTTATAATTAACTTTATAAGCGGGATTTTTAAAAATAAGCCCATCATATAATGCGTCATCTAAAGCTGACCGAATAGCACCGTTTGTTTTTCTTATAGTTTCTTTTGCGTGTTCTTTTGAATAATCGTTTATGAATTTCTGATAAACTTGTCTATTTATCTTTGATAACTCCATTTTACCTATTTTATGTTTTTGTATATGTTGTAATGCATTTCTATAATGACGGTAGGTATTTTCTTTAACAACAGGTTGTTTATACGTTTTAATCCAATTTTCGAAGTATTCTTCAAGAGTTATATAGTTATCTATATTAAAACCACTTCTTAACTCATTTAACTTGTCTAGTCCAGCAGAATTAGCTTCACGCTTTGTTCTAAAACCTTTCTTACGGTATCTTTTTCCTTCATACTTAAATTCATATTGCCATTTTTTACCATCGTAACAACGTGTTTTCATGCGTTCCCTCCTCAAAATTGGCAAAAAATAATAAGGGTAGGCGGGCTACCCATGAAAATTGTATAAAAAAAGACGCCTGTATAAAATACAGACGCCACTTATAGTTATAAGATTACATGGTTAATTACCAAAAATGGTAACGAATATATACGTGTTTTAAAGGATAAACCTTTAATATATTAAAATTATATCATCTTATATCAGGAATCTGCAATATATTATTATTAATTCTATTTATCAGTAACATAATATCCGAAGAATCTATTACTGGATTTTTAATTTTTTGGGGTAAAACTTTTCTTATGCGAAACTTACTAATCGGCTGGAAAGAATTTATGCAAGCGTAACTATTACCTTTTAATTTTTTTACCTTATCAATTGCTGATACTATGTTATTAATGTTTCTGTCAATTTTATTTAATTTATTTTCAATTTCTAAACTATCAGATATAAATTCACTAAAATAATCTTTAGTGATGAATTCTGTGTTGTTTTTTTGGTATTTTTTATCGAAAACTTCTTTTAATATAGCTGAATTATTTTGCGCGCTAATTAAATTTAAAAACAATCTTAAATAATACTCCCATTTCAAATCAAAATTCATCTTTAAATACTTTTTGTTTTCTTTAGAAGATAAGGGAATAACATTTACTATATCTTCCGTATTAGAATCATTTTTATTCATCACTATTGCAAAGTGTGAATTAGAGAATTCTTTATTAACGTTTATACCGAAATCTACAAAAACTATTTCTCCTTGTTTAAACTTTGGATAAAAACCTTTATGGTTTTTTTCACCTTCAAATCTCTTGAGTAAATAGTGAATATCTGAATCTAATTTTTTAAATTTTGGATTTCCAGAAGTTTTTAATTTATTAATGCGTTTTTCTATATTATGCGTCATCATTTCTCCTTTATTCTCGCTCACACTCTCACCACCATTCAACGTCTACACTTGTAGACGTTTTTTGATTAGTAAAATCATAATGAATCTTCTTTGGTTAACTTATCGCCATCTATTTTTTGTGAAATAAATTCCAAGTATTTACGCGCATTATGTGACGATAAATCTTTAGGTAACTCATAAGTGAATGGTTGATTACCACTAGTTAAAACTTCGTATATTACAGTTTCTCTTTTTATTTTGCAATTAGTTATTTTCATTATAAACTTCCTTTCAAACACTGCTGAAATAGACGTCTTTTTTAAATAAGCATAATTAATACTTCAATTCTTTAATCCACATATATTTAAAAGTGAGGTAGTAGGTAATAAATATAAGACTTAAAGTTAAGATTGCTTTTTTCATGTTTCATAATTAAAACCTCTGTAAATTTAAGGTTAGTATTATGAAATAATGGATTGGTTTATTCTTTAGTACTAACTTCGTAGTAAATTATATAGTTCGCTAAATTGTATTTATCTACTATATTTTTGGAATAAACAATTTCCTTTTCTTTCTTCAGTAAATTATAAAAATCTACATCATTTTCGTTAGCTGATTCTATTTTGGTGATATCAGATTGTCTAACGATTCTTTTAGATCTGTCAAGGTATATAAATTTCCCTGATTTAGAATTAGTCTTTTTATTCACACCGACGTAAATTGAAAGTAATATACTTTTTCCAAAAACAGCATCACTGTGATTATGGTTTTCATCTTCTATAACTAAGAATACATGCTTTTTTGTAAAAATTTTTTTGATCATCGTTATTATTCCTTTATTAAATTTATTAAGTCTTCTTCATTTAAAAATTGAATTTTTGCACCATTTCCAACATATTCTCGAGCTTTTCGTTGTTTTGAAACTAGTCCGTTCACATCTTTATATTTATCATCTTGAACACCTTCGACTAAAATATCTGTTTTTGCAGTTACGTCACTTCTGATATAAGCTCCTTTCTTTCTAGTTAATATCATTAAATCTTGTTTTTCAGTGTCAAAATTACCTGTAAAAACAACATTTTTATCTTTTAAAATAGGGATTACACTTTCCACTTCTATTTTATTAATCTCAGATATTTTCATATGAATTTTTTGAAATCCTGAATCGAAAAGTTTAGTTGGAGAGTTAGAATATTTGCTAAATCTAATGTATTGCTTAGGCATATAATGTATTAATTTTAATACACTATAATGCTGATTGTTTTTAGCGAGTGATATCAACATCTTCGATAAAGCTAGCACGTCAAATTTAGCAGAATGTAATTTTTCTTTATCGATATCATATAAGCTACACAAATTTTCTAATTTAAAACTAGAGATTGCGTGGAAGCTTCTAAAGATATTTATACTATCGACATACATGAAGTTTGGAACAGGTAAGTCATAATAATTATTAGTATTTTTTAATACTGAAATATCAAAAAGTGCATTATGAGCAATAATTAAATGTGATTCTTTTAAAAGATAGAGAATTTCTTGGTAAATATCTGGATATTTAGGTGCTTTTAATATGACATCTTCAGGTATTTTATGTATTTTAGCGTTTTTCAAGTTATATCTATTATTAGGAGGATTAATATAAGATGAATAAACTTTTACTATTGATAAATCCTTAATTAAAGATACAGCAACTTCGCAAGGGCTGTTCATATGTTCATTCATAGTTTCAAAGTCTAAGACTGCAATATCATATTTTTTCATTTGCAAGTGCTCCTTTTATAAAATAACTTTTCCAATTAACCTCACACTTTCATTTCTATAAAAGTGTAGATCGTCGTAATCTTTATTTAGTGAAACTAGAGTCAATCTATCATCTTCAACAAAGACTTTCTTAACGTACGCTTCTTCTTCAATGATGAATATACCAATTTGTCCATTCTTTATATTGTGAGTTTTCTCCACAAATATGATTTCGCCATCTTTAAACATAGGTTCCATAGAATCACCATTTACTTTTAACGCTAAATCGTGTGTGGGGATAGGTCCTTTAACCATTTCAGTAAATAGCGTTTCATCGTGTAAACGTTCTCCTACACCAGCAGAGACGCAACCATTGACGTTAACTGGAGTTTTCTCCTGTTTATATGAATTAATATCTACAACGTTATCTCCTTTAGAATTCTGTTCTTCCAATTGTTCATTTGCATAGTTAAGTACGTTTTCTTGGCGGGGAGGTGTGAGTTTGTTGTATATGGAAGTGATGTCGTTATCGTCTTTGTATGTAGTATCTATGTCGCTTTTACCAACCTCGAAAACATCAGCTATCCTTTGTATAACGCCGTGAGAGGGGTTGGAACGTAAATTTAAATAATCGCTTAAAGTAGATGGTTTTATGTTAATGAGTTCAGCAAGTTTCTTTTGAGACATATTTGAATCGTTGAGAAATTTTCTAATGTTTTTGGCTATAATAATATTTCTTTCTTTGTTCATATTACTTACCTCCTTTTTTCTTATTATACGAAATTTTCATATCATAGTAAAGTTTTTTACGAAAAAAACGTATTTAATGTTGACAATACGAAAATTTCGTATTATATTAGGTTTACGAAAGGCGGTGACAACATGAAAACATTAAAAGAGTTGAGGACTGATTACGGATTGACTCAAAAAGAGTTAGGAGATTTATTTAAGGTCTCATCACGTACAATTCAAAATATGGAAAAAGACTCTACAAACATTAAAGATAGTTTACTTTCTAAGTATATGAGTGCTTTTAATGTTAAATATGATGATATTTTTTTAGGTAATTAATACGAAAATTTCGTATTTACGAATGATAAAAAGAAATCAATTATTTTAGCATTTAAAGAAAAACAAACATCTTAATAGGAGGAATAACAAATGAACATTCAAGAAGCAACGAAGCTAGCGATGGAGAAAGGAATAAGTATAAGGAGAGAGAATCAAGATGTGTATGGGATATTACCAACTAATTTGCAGCGTTATCAATGCCTAGTCGTATCTAGACACTATAAGAAAAAAAGACAAACCGCCGCCGGAAGGTGGCAGCCTAGCGCAGACGATTTAATAGCAGATGATTGGATTTTAGATTATTAATTTTTTCAAATCTCTAATTAAATCCATAAGTGTTTTGTAATCTTTTTTGGATTCTGATTCTGAGTAGGCGATACCTTCTCGAGAAAGAGCCATCTCAAGAAAACCGCCATCTTCAGCAGAAGCAATTACAAAATCTCTATGCTTTAATTCAAGAACTGCATCGATATAGTCTTCAAAATTAAAATCTAAAAAGAAAGCGTTAAATGAGGATTCATCACTACCGAAATAAGATGCAGAACGTTTAGACATACCTTCGTCAATTCTATCAAGGTAAATTGAATAAAGTTGTAAAAGGACAAATTTAGCTTCATTAGTCATAAGTCATTCACCTCCTTAATAGGAGTATAGCAGAAAGGAGCATAAACAATATGCAAGCATTACAAACAAATTCGAACATCGGAGAAATGTTCAATATTCAAGAAAAAGAAAATGGAGAAATCGCAATCAGCGGTCGAGAACTTCATCAAGCATTAGAAGTTAAGACAGCATATAAAGATTGGTTTCCAAGAATGCTTAAATACGGATTTGAAGAAAATACAGATTACACAGCTATCGCTCAAAAAAGAGCAACAGCTCAAGGCAATATGACACACTATATTGACCACGCACTCACACTAGACACTGCAAAAGAAATCGCAATGATTCAACGTAGTGAACCTGGTAAACGTGCAAGACAATACTTCATCCAAGTTGAAAAAGCATGGAACAGCCCAGAAATGATTATGCAACGTGCTTTAAAAATTGCTAACAACACAATCAATCAATTAGAAACAAAGATTGAACGTGATAAACCAAAAATTGTATTTGCAGATGCAGTAGCTACTACTAAGACATCAATTTTAGTTGGAGAGTTAGCAAAGATCATTAAACAAAACGGTGTAAACATCGGGCAACGCAGATTGTTTGAGTGGTTACGTCAAAACGGATTCCTTATTAAACGCAAGGGTGTGGATTATAACATGCCTACACAGTATTCAATGGAACGTGAGTTATTCGAAATTAAAGAAACATCAATCACACATTCGGACGGTCACACATCAATTAGTAAGACGCCAAAAGTAACAGGCAAAGGACAACAATACTTTGTTAATAAGTTTTTAGGAGAAAAACAAACATCTTAAAAGGAGGAATAACAAATGAACGAAGAAAAATTAAAGATGATTCTCTTACTTCTTGAAGATATACCAAGAGACGAATGGAATCGATTAGTAAATGAAGTAAATAATCAATACAGTTACCAAGCTGACAAGGTAGGACTTGCCAGTGATAACTGTCAACAAATAGCAAATAACTATAAGCACTATGGATTTTAAGATGGATAAGGACTATCGTTATTCTTTTCACCTTTAACGTTAATGTCGAAATACAAAACATGATCTAAACTGACAACTCTATCTTTTGGATAAATGATGTGTAGAGTTTTGCTTTCAGCATCTTTCATATGTTCTTGTACTTTAATAACTTCACCATTAATTAAATGTAAATCTAAAGAAGTAACGATTTCTTTATCTAAATATTGAGTGAGCAATCTCTTATGCATACTTATCACCTCCTTTCACTAGGAGATAACAACATTATACACGAAAGGAAAGATAGAAATGCCACACATTTTAAACGTAACAGTTCCAATACCTGAAACACATGTACTTATCACAAAAGATGAATATGATGAGCTAATTGGTTATTCATTAGACCCTGTATGGAACATGAGTGACTTAAAGAAGAAATTAAAAATTGCATCTGATGAGACTATCAAGGACAGATTACTATTTCATCCTAGATTTGAAAAAGAACTAAGAGCGCAAGGAATTGTGCATTACCCAGATGAGAATTTTAATCGCTGGAGATTTAACGCAAGAAAGATGAATAAATTCGTCGATGAGCATTTCAATGAAATATATAAGGAGAGAATAAAATGAGCGACACATATAAAAGCTACCTATTAGCAGTGCTATGTTTCACAGTCTTAGCGATTGTGCTTATGCCATTGCTGTACTTCACTACAGCGTGGTCAATTGCAGGATTCGCAAGCATTGGAACATTCATATACTACAAAGAATACTTTTATGAAGAATAAAAAAACTGCTACTTGCGTCAACAAGTAACAGTGACAAACGATTAACAAAATTAATTCATTTTCAATATAAAACGAAACAAGGAGGAAGTCAACCATGACTAAAAATTATAAAGATATGACTCAAGACGAATTAAGGGGTTTATTGGCTGAAAAGAATGCAGAATTGTTTGATTTAGCGAGCGAAATCGATGAAGAAACTGAATTTGACGTTTTACTTTTTTCAAATGTAGGGATTAGCAACGGAGATTTTACACCGTCGTCACATTGTGTGATTGGGAATGTTGTTGATATTGCTAATTTATTGAAACGTAGAGCTGTTTACCGAGATATCGCTGATGTTATCAAAATGCGTTAAAAATTCTAGCTATAGATAATGACAAGGAGGACGAGAACAATGTATTACAAAACGGGTGACGTATGTCGAAAAATAATTAATGTAGATGGCTTTGATTTTCAATTAAGAGTTAAGAAACGAGCGTATAGCGTCGAAATGGTTGTTCTAGACCATGAAGGAAATTCAATTGACGGGTTACTAGTTTCTGATGAGAACGATCTATACACAGCTTTAGATATTTTGAAACAAAGTGTTTATGAATGGATTGAAAATAACACAGATGAACAGGACAAACTAATGAACTTAGTCATGAAATGGTAGGTATAAGCATGAGAGATACAGAAAGAAATATATTGAATATTTTTAAGACGTTATTCGACGAATATACTTTGTCAAACCAACGAGCATTATTGGAAATTGAACGTAATCATCACGGATACTTATCGATTAATTTCTTGCACTATCACGACAGTTACAAAACAAACAATAAGCTTGTGCAGATACATGAAATCAATCCAGACAGCCATGAACGAATAAAAAATTTAATTATCGAGGTACTAAGAGGTCATCGGAAGATTAAAAAAGGAGCATGAGGAAGGATATGAAAATAAATAAATTAACAATATCGAACTTTGCCGGAATCAAAGAAGAAAAATTTAATTTTGACGGTAAAGATGCAAAAATATACGGCAATAATGCGACTGGTAAGACTACAACAGCAACCGCATTACAATGGTTGCTTTTCGATAAAGGTTTGGACGGTTCAACCAAATCATTTAACCCTGTACCTTTAAACGAAAAAAACGAAGAAAATTATGAGTTAATTCCGACTGTTTTCGCAGAATTTGAAATCGACGGAAAAATTACGACTTTTAAAAAAGAGTCACATCCTAAATACACAATAAATCAAAAGACGAATCGCAAGGAATACTCACGAAGTCGAACGAAGAAACAATATATCAATGATGAATCAATAAAAGTAAAGGATTATAAAGCTCGTATTGATGAACTTATTGATGAAGATGTATTCAAGTTAATTACGAACCCTCAAGCATTTAACTTACTAGATTGGAAGAAGCGAAGAAGTTTGTTGTTTGAAATTGCTAAACCAATCAATGATGAGGATGTCATTAAAACAAATGATGATTTTAAAGAACTAAATAATATTCTTGGAGATCATGAAATTGAAACAAAGAAAAAGATTCTTACGGACAAGATAAAACAGATTAACAAAGATATCAAAGATATTCCGATACGTATTAACCAAACACAACAAAATAAGCAGGATGTACCAGAATTCGATAATGATAGATACGCAATTATCAAACAAGAAATTGAGCAACTTGAAAATGAGCGTATAGATATTCAAAACGGTAAGGAAGAAATTAATTTACGTAATCAATTAGCTGATAAACAATCAGAATTGAAACGCATAGAAGACAATAACAGCGCAAGTAATGAGAACAAAATCCATGCTTTAACAAATGAATTACACGTTGAAAATGGAACGGTAGCAAACCTTAAAACGAGATTAAAGCAAAACAAACAACAAATCACGCATGAAGAAAATAGACGTAATCAATTATTAGAAAATCATAAAGGATTAAAAAGTGATTTAGAAAAAGCTAAAAATCAAAAATTTGAATATCTTGATGACAATGTATGTAGTTGTTGTGGTCAAAAGTTACCAGTTGAACAAGTGGATATGGCAAGAGAAAAAGCATTGCAGAAATTCAATGCTAGCAAATCGAAAGAATTAGAAACAATACAAACATCTATCAATCACATTATTTCAGAAGGCAAGAAAATAAAGCTAATCATCGAGAAGTTAGAGGATGACAATAATAATCTTCAAATTAAAATCAACGAAGCAGAAGAGCGTTCAGCAAGAATACAAAACAAAATTAATAAGTTGAAAACAACTCACGTTGACGTTACGCAAACTGACGAATACAAAGCAGTAATGTTAGAGATAAATGAGATTAATCAAAAACGCTCTAACATCAGGAAAACTATTCAAGATAAAGTTTCAGGAATAGATGACAAAATAAGCGAACTTACTCAAGAAAAATCAGAAATTGAAGTGTCAAGATCAATCGAAAAATCAAATAAACATCTAGATGATGTTATTTCTGAATTAAGAAATGAAGAAGACAGATTATTGGATGAAAAAGAAAAGTATTCACATGACCTTTATATCTTAAAAGAATTTACAACAACAAAAGTCAAAATGCTTACTGAAAACATCAATAATGAATTTGAAATTGCTGAATTTAAGCTATTCAATACCTTAGTTAACGGCGAATTAGAAGAAACATGTTCCACAACGGTTAACGGCGTCGAATACGACAGCGGTTTAAATAACGCCTCAAGAATTAATGTTGGCTTAGATATCATCAATACACTGTCAAAACATTTTAAAGTTACAGCGCCAATATTTATTGATAATGCTGAATCAGTAACAGAGCTTATCAAAACAGAATCACAACAAATTCAATTGATAGTAAATGAACAAGATAAAAAATTAAGAATGGAGACTATATAAAATGACTGAAAATAATAAATTACAAACTATTGAACAACAATTAGTACAAGAAAAGAACGTATCTGACAACGTATTAAACAAAGTGAGAGTTTTAGAGTCACAAGGCAATTTGGAATTGCCAAATGATTATTCACCAAGTAATGCCATGAAACAAGCATGGTTACAAATCAGCCAAGATAACAAATTAATGAGTTGTAACGATACAAGCAAAGCAAATGCCTTATTAGACATGGTAACGCAAGGTTTAAATCCAGCTAAAAATCAATGCTACTTTATTCCTTACGGCAACAAAATGCAGTTACAACGTAGCTATCACGGTAATGTAATGATGTTAAAACGTGATGCAGGTGCTCAAGATGTTGTTGCTCAAGTGATTTATAAAGGCGATACATTCAAGCAAGAAATGGGAGAAACAGGACGTATCAAAGCGATTAAACACGAACAAGACTTCTTTAACATCGACAAAGAAAACATTATCGGTGCGTACTGCACAATCGTATTTAATGATGGACGAGATAACTATATTGAAGTCATGACTATTGAACAAATTAAACAAGCATGGATGCAGTCATCAATGATTAAAGATGAAAAAGCATTACAAAATTCTAAAACACATAATAATTTCAAAGAAGAAATGGCTAAAAAAACAGTTATCAATAGAGCTGCTAAACGTTATATCAACACATCAACAGATAGCAATCTTTTCAAATACGCACAAGAATCCGAACAACGTCAACGCAAAGAAGTGTTGGACGCAGAAGTTGAAGAAAATGCAAATCAAGAACAATTGGACTTTGAACAACCAGTTCTTGAAGAAGCACAATACACAGAATTAGAAAATGATAAGCCTATTGATGTATCTGACTTTGAAGAAATAAAAGAACCTGCAACAGAAAAAGAAAGCGAAGAAGAGCCATTTTAATTGAAACAATAGCAACTGGTTCAAGTGGTAACTGCTACGTCTTAAATGATGGACGTACTACGTTACTACTTGAGGCAGGTATAAAATTTGAACGTGTTCAAAAGTATTTCAAATATAAAACAAGACATATAGCAGGGTGTCTTATCACACACGAACATGGTGATCATGCAAAGTATACAAAGCAGTTTGTCGACAATGGTGTAATCAGCTATATGACTGCTGGAACACAACAAGCTATGAATTTTGAAAGTCATCGCTTATGCACGATTAAGGCAAAGCAAGAGCTGCGAATAGGTACATGGTCAATTCTACCGTTTGACATCGAACATGATGCTAACGAGCCTGTGGCTTTCTTATTACAAAGCACACTAGGTTATAAGGTTCTGTATGTTACTGATACAAAGTATTTGAAATACAAATTTAATGGCATTACGCACATGATGCTAGAAGTTAATTATATCTATGAACAAATGCAAGAAAACATAAAAAACGGCAGTGTGCACAGCACATTAGCAAACAGAATTATGGAGTCTCATTTTAGCTTAGAACATGCTATCGGAATGTTAAAAGCAAATGATTTAACTAGACTCGAAGAAATACATTTAATTCATTTAAGTAGTCAAAATTCAAATGCAAAATACATTAAAAGTGAAATACAAAAAGTGACGGGCGCGCCCGTTTATTTTGGAGGTTTATAAATGCTAAACAGAACAATATTAGTTGGTCGTTTAACTAGAGACCCAGAATTAAGAACCACTCAAAATGGTGTAAATGTAGCATCATTCACATTAGCAGTTAACCGTACATTTACAAATGCACAAGGCGAGCGCGAGGCAGACTTTATTAATATCATCGTATTTAAAAAACAAGCAGAGAACGTTAATAAATACCTATCTAAAGGATCGTTGGCGGGCGTAGATGGTAGGTTACAAACGCGGAACTATGAAAATAAGGAAGGTCAACGTGTATACGTTACGGAAGTTATTGCTGATAGTATTCAATTTTTAGAACCGAAAAACTCAAATGACACTCAACAAGATTTATATCAACAACAAGTACAACAAACACGTGGACAATCGCAATATTCAAATAACAAACCAGTAAAAGATAATCCGTTTGCGAATGCAAATGGTCCGATTGAACTAAATGATGATGATTTACCATTCTAATTTAACCGGTTTGAAAGTGAGGTGTGTATATGACTGGTTGGATAAGTATTGATCGCTCAATTCAAAATCATTGGCTATTTAAAGAAAAGAGAACATTTTCAAAGTTTGAAGCATGGATATATTTACTCATGGAAGCGAATCATTCAAAGGCAAAAGTGCCTATAGGAAACCAAATTGTAACCGTTGAAAGAGGACAAAGATTAACATCTATTTTGACCTTGTCTGACCTTTTTAACTGGTCACGATTTAAAGTGAAAACCTTCCTTGACTTACTCGAGAGTGATGGAATGTTAGAAGTCAAAACAACATCAAAATATACCCTTATAACCATTGTCAATTATGACTTTTATCAAAGTGAGCAGGGCAGGAACCAACATCAAAACGACATCAAACCAACATCAAAACAACATCAGTCAAACATCAACCCAACATCAAAACAACATCAAACCAACACAAACAATAATGATAATAAAGATAATAATGAAAAGAATGTGAATAATGAGAAGAAGAAGACAACCGCCTTCGACTTCTTCCAAGATAACGGATTCGGTTTCATAACTTCTTACAATTTAGACGATTTAAATTATTATCTTGATTCATTTGAAAATGATTCAGATGAAATAGTTACCGCATCACTTAAAATCGCTAAAGACAGAAACAAAGTTACTTGGGGATATGCTAAAAGCATTTTGAATACATGGCTTAATGCAAACTTGAAATCTATTGAACAAGTACGTGCATTTGAAAAGCAACAACTTGAAAGCAAAAAACAAAATTATAAACCTTTCGTTAAACAATCAAAAGAAAAAACACCCAAATGGCTCACAGACAGCACGAGAGAAACGAAAACGCCGGAAGTAGATGAAAACCTTGAGAAAGACAGAGAAGCTTTTATTAAGCGTCTAAATAGCAAATGGGAGTGATTGAAAATGGATGCATTTGATAAATACTATCTATTTGATCATGACGGCAACAAAATGTTTTCAGTTACACCACATTTTAAAGATGGACGGCATTTAGTTGTTGGATTAAAACACACAAAATTCAATGGTCGACGTTGGTACTTAGATGATTATGAATTAAAAACACTTATTGATAATGAACAAATGGAGTTAGGACACCAAACAAGCTTATTTGAATATATATGAGGGATTACATGGAGATAGAAATTAAATTTAATGAAGTGTTTAATGCGCCGATGGGCTCGCCTCGACCGCGTTTTAGCACAAAAGGTAGATATGCACACACATATATGCCTACAAAATATACAGAACATAAAAAATATTTACAAAATCAAATGCCAAAGCTAAATCTAGAAAATGCATTAAAAATTGAATTAGAGTTTTACTTTACTCCACCTAAATCATGGTCGAAGAAAAAGAAAACTCAAGCGATTGGACAATTAAAAGTAACTAAACCAGATATCGATAATTTGATGAAGACAGTTCTAGACGCTTGTAACAATTATTTGTGGAAAGACGATAACCAAATTACAGAAATAACTAGCTCAAAGCGTTATGGAATTGAGCCCAAAATAATCATACGAATAGAAGAAATATAAGAGGTGGATAAAATGGCGAGAAAAGCAAGGATTGTAACAATAAATGATAAACCATATAGGTTTACCAAATCTGAAATGGAATTAATAGAAAGTCACGGTATAACCGCTGGAATGGTTTCTAAGAGAGTAAAAGACGGTTGGGAACTACATGAAGCAATGGACGCACCAGAAGGTACGCGTTTAAGCGAGTACAGAGAAAAGAAAACAATAGAAAGACTGGAACAAGCTAGACTCGAACGCAAATTGGAAAGAAAGCGAAAGAAAGAGGCTGAGCTAAGAAGAAAGAAGCCACATTTGTTTAATGTACCACAGAAACATCCAAGAGGACGTTATGCGTGCTACCTGATGGAAAACGACATATTCGTGAAAGTTAAGAAGTAGATCATGACAGATAACGCACGCAAAGAATACCTAAATCAATTCTTTGGATCTAAGAGATATCTGTATCAGGATAACGAACGAGTGGCACATATTCATGTAGTAAACGGCACTTATTACTTTCATGGGCATATCGTACCAGGTTGGCAAGGCGTGAAAAAGACATTTGATACAGCTGAAGAGCTTGAAACATATATAAAGCAACAGGGTTTGGAATATGAGGAACAGAAGCAACTAACTTTATTTTAGAGGAGGTTATGAAAGTGAACTATGAAACAGGATTCCAAATAGGCGTAATGGAAGCTAGGTTGAAGAAGATGAGAAAACAACGTGATGAGTACAAGAAGCAACGTGACGAGCTTATTGGGGATATAGCTAAGTTAAGAGAGCGTAACGAAGAGCTGGAGAACATGTGGCGCACGCTTAAAAATGAATTGTTTGGAAGATACGAATTTTACCGTTTTAGACTTAGCGAACTACAGATTGAGAGCAGAGCGAACAAGGAAGTAGCTATATATAGAAGAGCTGAAATCAACTTAAGTGTTATATTGTGCCGAATGGACAAACTAGACGGAACAAATGAGTTCTACGAATTTTTAGGGCAAATGGAGGATGACACAAATGAATAACCGCGAACAAATCGAACAATCAGTTATCAGTGCTAGCGCGTATAACGGCAATGACACAGAGGGATTGCTAAAAGAGATTGAAGACGTGTATAAGAAAGCGCAAGCGTTTGATGAAATTCGCGAAGCTATTAATGCGCAATGGGTTGAGTATCCAGAAGACTGGGCGTCAGAGGTTTTGAGAGAAGTAAGAGAGCTTGAATATGAGGAGGAACAGGAAAATGAAAATTAATGAATCTTTGAAGAAATTAAAAGAAAAAGGATACAAAGAAAATGAAGATAAAGCTATTTTTAATTTAGCTGATGGTACGCTAGAAATTTACATCGACCATGACGAAAAAACAATAATTACAGAATTCCATGATTTAAAGGTATTCGTGTCAGAAGATTTAAAAGATAAAAGTATGGAGAGCGTTATGTATGAATTGGCTGGAATTGATGAGGAGGACAAGGAAAATGACTAACATCCTACAAGTAAAGCTATTATCAGAAAACGCTAGAATGCCAGAACGAAATCATAAGACGGATGCAGGTTATGACATATTCTCAGCTGAAACTGTCGTACTTGAGCCACAAGAAAAGGCAGTGATCAAAACAGATGTAGCTGTAAGCATACCAGAGGGCTATGTCGGACTATTAACTAGCCGTAGTGGTGTAAGTAGTAAAACGCATTTAGTGATTGAAACAGGCAAGATAGACGCGGGATATCACGGCAATTTAGGGATTAATATCAAGAATGATAATGAAACGTTAGAGAGTGAGGATATGAGTAACTTTGGTCGGAGTCCTGCTGGGATAGATGGAAAGTATGCCCGACTACCTGTAACAGATAAAATTTTATGTATGAATGGTAGTTATGTCATAAACAAAGGCGACAAACTAGCTCAATTGGTTATTGTGCCTATATGGACACCTGAACTAAAGCAAGTGGAGGAATTCGAGAGTGTTTCAGAACGTGGAGCAAAAGGCTTCGGAAGTAGCGGAGTGTAAAGACATATTAGATCGAGTCAAGGAGGTTTTGGGGAAGTGAGCGACATGTTAGAAATATTTTTAATAGGGTTTGGCGTTTATCTCTTTTATCGCATAGCAATTATTTTTCTTAAGAGTAAAAAGACTATACACACAAACATATATGAAATGTTAATGCTTGCTACTATCTTTATGATATCTACATTTGCTTATAAACATCAAAAGACGCATATCTTAATAGCATTTTTAGTAATGTTTTTTATGAGTAAGCTCAAACAAGTTCAAGGGAGCTATGAGGAATGACACAATACTTAGTCACAACATTCAAAGATTCAACAGGACGTAAACATACACACATAACTAAAGCTAAGAGTAATCAAAGGTTTACAGTTGTTGAGGCAGAGAGTAAAGAAGAAGCGAAAGAGAAGTACGAGAAACAAGTTAAAAGGGATGCAGTTATTAAAGTGGGTCAGTTGTTTGAAAATATAAGGGAGTGTGGGAAATGATTAAAAAACTTAAAAATATGGATGGGTTCGACATCTTTATTGTTGGAATACTGTCATTATTCGGTATAACCGCATTGCTACTTGTTGTCGCATTGCCTATCTATACAGTGGCTAGTTACCAAAACAAAGAAGTACATCAAGGGACAATTACAGATAAATATAACAAAAGACAAGATAAAGAGGACAAATTCTATATTGTATTAGATGATAAACAAGTCATCGAAAACTCAGACTTATTCTTCAAAGGAAAGTTTGATAGCGCAGACATACAAGCTAGGTTAAAAGTAGGTGATAAAGTAAAAGTTAAGACGATTGGATATAGAATACACTTTTTAAATTTATATCCGGTCTTATACGAAGTAAAGAAGGTAGATAAAAAATGATTAAGCAAATACTAAGATTATTATTCTTACTAGCGATGTATGAGTTAGGTAAGTATGTAACTGAGCAAGTATATATTATGATGACGGCTAATGATGATGTAGAGGCGCCGAGTGATTACGTCTTTCGAGCGGAGGTAAGTGAGTGATGTGGATTACTATGACTATTGTATTTGCTATATTGCTATTAGTTTGTATCAGTATTAATAGTGATCGTGCAAGGGAGATACAAGCGCTCAGATATATGAATGATTATCTACTTGATGAAGTAGTTAAAACTAAAGGATACAACGGGTTAAAAGAATACAGGATTGAATTAAAGCGAATGAATAACGATATTAAAAAGTAATTTATATTATCGGAGGTATTACATTGAATGATAAAGATTGAGAAACACGATATCAAAAAGCTTGAAGAATACATTCAGCACATCGATAACTATCGAAGAGAGTTGAAGATGCGAGAATATGAATTACTTGAAAGTCATGAACCAGATAATGCGGGAGCTGGCAAAAGTAATTTGCCGGGTAACCCGATTGAACGATGTGCAATAAAGAAGTTTAGTGATAACAGGTACAATACATTAAGAAATATAGTTAACGGTGTAGATAGATTGATAGATGAAAGTGATGAGGATACGCTTGAGTTATTAAGGTTTAGATATTGGGATTGTCCTATTGGTTGTTATGAATGGGAAGATATAGCACATTACTTTGGTACAAGTAAGACAAGTATATTACGTAGAAGGAATGCACTGATCGATAAGTTAGCAAAGTATATTGGTTATGTGTAGCGGACTTTTACCCTATGTAAGTCCGCATTAAAACAGTTTATTATGTTAGTATCAGATTAATATTTAAAGTTATTAAATGCTAATACGACGCATGAACAAGAGGCGCATCACTATGTGATGTGTCTTTTTATTTATGAGGTATGAACATGTTCAAACTAATAGTAAATACATTACTACACATCAAGTATAGATGCGTCTTGATACTACTTAAGTTATATAAGGTGAAACATTATGATGACTAAAGACGAACGCATACGATTCTATAAGTCTAAAGAATGGCAAACAACAAGAAAAAGAGTGCTAGAAAGAGATAATTATGAATGTCAACAATGTAAGAGAGACGGCAAGTTAACGACATATGACAAAAGCAAGCGTAAGTCGTTGGATGTAGATCATATATTATCGCTAGAACATCATCCGGAGTTTGCTCATGACTTAAACAATTTAGAAACACTGTGTATTAAATGTCACAACAAAAAAGAAAAGAGATTTATAAAAAAAGAAAATAAATGGAAAGACGAAAAATGGTAAATACCCCCGGGTCAAAAAAATCAAAAGCGATCAAAATACTTGGGGAACGGGGAGGGGCTCGACTTCGCGATAATTTTAAAAATCCATGTATACCCCCCCTCTTATAACCATTTTAAGGCAGGTGATGAAATGGAGATTATAGTTGATGAAAACTTAGTGCTTAAAGAAAAAGAAAGGCTGCAAGTATTATATAAAGACATACCTAGCAATAAATTAAAAGTAGTTGATGGTTTAATTATTCAAGCAGCAAGGCTACGTGTAATGCTTGATTACATGTGGGAAGACATAAAAGAAAAAGGTGACTATGATTTATTTACTCAATCTGAAAAGGCGCCACCATATGAAAGGGAAAGACCAGTAGCCAAACTATTTAATGCTAGAGATGCTGCATATCAAAAAATAATCAAACAATTATCGGATTTATTGCCCGAAGAGAAAGAAGACACAGAAACGCCATCTGATGATTACCTATGATTAGTAATAAATACGTTGATGAATATATAAATTTGTGGAAACAAGGAAAGATAATTTTAAATAAAGAAAGAATTGATCTCTTTAATTATCTACAAAAACATATATATTCACGAGATGATGTATATTTTGATGAACAGAAAATCGAGGATTGTATCAAATTTATTGAAAAATGGTATTTTCCAACATTACCATTTCAAAGGTTTATCATAGCTAATATATTTCTTATAGATAAAAATACAGATGAAGCTTTCTTTACAGAATTTGCTATTTTCATGGGACGTGGAGGCGGGAAAAACGGTCTAATAAGTGCTATTAGTGATTTTCTTTCTACGCCCTTACACGGAGTTAAAGAATATCACATCTCCATTGTTGCTAATAGTGAAGATCAAGCAAAAACATCGTTTGATGAAATCAGAACCGTTTTAATGGATAACAAACGAAATAAGACGGGTAAAACGCCAAAAGCTCCTTATGAAGTTAGTAAAGCAAAAATAATAAACCGTGCAACTAAATCGGTTATTCGATATAACACATCAAACACAAAAACCAAAGACGGTGGACGTGAGGGGTGTGTTATTTTTGATGAAATTCATTATTTCTTTGGTCCTGAAATGGTAAACGTCAAACGTGGTGGATTAGGTAAAAAGAAAAATAGAAGAACGTTTTATATAAGTACTGATGGTTTTGTTAGAGAGGGTTATATCGATGCAATGAAGCACAAAATTGCAAGTGTATTAAGTGGCAAGGTTAAAAATAGTAGATTGTTTGCTTTTTATTGTAAGTTAGACGATCCAAAAGAAGTTGATGACAGACAGACGTGGGAAAAGGCGAACCCAATGTTACATAAACCGTTATCAGAATACGCTAAAACACTGCTAAGTACGATTGAAGAAGAATATAACGATTTACCATTCAACCGTTCAAATAAGCCCGAATTCATGACTAAGCGAATGAATTTGCCTGAAGTTGACCTTGAAAAAGTAATAGCACCATGGAAAGAAATACTAGCGACTAATAGAGAGATACCAAATTTAGATAATCAAATGTGTATTGGTGGTTTAGACTTTGCAAACATTCGAGATTTTGCAAGTGTAGGGCTATTATTCCGAAAAAACGATGATTACATTTGGTTAGGACATTCGTTTGTAAGACAAGGGTTTTTGGATGATGTCAAATTAGAACCTCCTATTAAAGAATGGGAAAAAATGGGATTATTGACCATTGTCGATGATGATGTCATTGAAATTGAATATATAGTTGATTGGTTTTTAAAGGCTAGAGAAAAATATGGGCTTGAAAAAGTCATAGCTGATAATTATAGAACTGATATTGTAAGACGTGCGTTTGAGGATGCTGGCATAAAACTTGAAGTACTTAGAAATCCAAAAGCAATACATGGATTACTTGCACCACGTATCGATACAATGTTTGCGAAACATAACGTAATATATGGAGACAATCCTTTGATGCGTTGGTTTACTAATAATGTTGCAGTAAAGGTTAAACCCGATGGTAATAAAGAATATATTAAAAAAGATGAAAATAGAAGAAAAACCGATGGGTTCATGGCTTTTGTTCACGCATTATATAGAGCAGACGATATAGTAGACAAAGACATGTCTAAAGCGCTTGATGCATTAATGAGTATAGATTTCTAATAGAGGAGGTGAGACATGAGTATTCTAGAAAAGATATTTAAAACTAGGAAAGATATAACATATATGCTTGATTTAGATATGATAGAAGATCTATCACAACAAGCGTATGTGAAACGTTTAGCGATTGATAGTTGTATTGAATTTGTTGCGCGAGCTGTCGCTCAAAGTCATTTTAAAGTATTGGAAGGTAATAGAATTCAAAAGAATGATGTTTACTACAAGTTAAATATAAAACCAAATACTGACTTATCAAGCGATAGTTTTTGGCAACAAGTTATATATAAACTAATTTATGATAACGAGGTTTTAATCGTAGTAAGTGACAGCAAAGAATTACTTATCGCAGATAGCTTTTACAGAGAAGAGTACGCTTTGTATGATGATATATTCAAAGATGTAACGGTTAAAGATTATACTTATCAACGTACTTTCACAATGCAAGAGGTCATATATTTAAAGTACAACAACAATAAAGTGACACACTTTGTAGAAAGTCTATTCGAAGATTACGGGAAAATATTCGGAAGAATGATAGGTGCACAATTAAAAAACTATCAAATAAGAGGGATTTTGAAATCTGCCTCTAGCGCATATGACGAAAAGAATATAGAAAAATTACAAGCGTTCACAAATAAATTATTCAATACTTTTAATAAAAATCAACTAGCAATCGCGCCTTTGATAGAAGGTTTTGATTATGAGGAATTATCTAATGGTGGTAAGAATAGTAACATGCCTTTTTCTGAATTGAGTGAGCTAATGAGAGATGCAATAAAAAATGTTGCGTTGATGATTGGTATACCTCCAGGTTTGATTTACGGAGAAACAGCTGATTTGGAAAAGAACACGCTTGTATTTGAGAAGTTCTGTTTAACACCTTTATTAAAAAAGATTCAGAACGAATTAAACGCGAAACTCATAACACAAAGCATGTATTTGAAAGATACAAGAATAGAAATTGTCGGTGTGAATAAAAAAGACCCACTTCAATATGCTGAAGCAATTGACAAACTTGTAAGTTCTGGTTCATTTACAAGGAATGAGGTGCGGATTATGTTAGGTGAAGAACCATCAGACAATCCTGAATTAGACGAATACCTGATTACTAAAAACTACGAAAAAGCTAACAGTGGTGAAAATGATGAAAAAGAAAAAGATGAAAACACTTTGAAAGGTGGTGATGAAGATGAAAGCGGAGATTAAAGGCGTCATCGTTTCCAACGAAGATAAATGGGTTTACGAAATGCTTGGTATGGATTCGACTTGTCCTAAAGATGTTTTAACACAACTAGAATTTAGTGATGAAGATGTTGATATTATAATTAACTCAAATGGTGGTAACCTAGTAGCTGGTAGTGAAATATATACACATTTAAGAGCTCATAAAGGCAAAGTGAATGTTCGCATCACAGCAATAGCAGCAAGTGCGGCATCGCTTATCGCAATGGCTGGTGACCACATCGAAATGAGTCCGGTTGCTAGAATGATGATTCACAATCCTTCAAGTATTGCGCAAGGAGAAGCGAAAGATCTAAATCATGCTGCAGAAACATTAGAACATGTTGGTCAAATAATGGCTGAGGCATATGCGGTTAGAGCTGGTAAAAACAAACAAGAACTTGTAGAAATGATGGCTAGGGAAACGTGGCTAAATGCTGATGAAGCCATTGAACAAGGTTTTGCGGATAGTAAAATGTTTGAAAACGACAATATGCAAATTGTAGCAAGCAATACACAAGTGTTATCGAAAGATGTATTAAATCGTGTAACAGCTTTGGTAAGTAAAACGCCAGAGGTTAACATTGATATTGACGCAATAGCAAATAAAGTAATTGAAAAAATAAATATGAAAGAAAAGGAATCAGAAATCGATGTTGCAGATAGTAAAGTATCAGCAAATGGATTTTCAAGATTCCTTTTTTAATAGGTGGTGTAAACTCTAGTTAACAGTTAATTCTTATGAAAGGAATTGATAACTATGACTGAGTTTACACCTTTTTTTGATGGTTTAAATCAATTAAATTATCGTAAATTTGTAATTTTGAGATTTCATGGTATTTCTAAAAGAAAAATTTGTAAAATGTATAATTTTGCATATTTTCGTATATTAGAAGTTTGTGAAATGGCAAAAAAGAATGATTATCGATTCACTTATAAGGATTATAAATTTTTAAAACAATATGGTGTGTCAAATACATTTATTTGTAAGATGTATCATATTTCAATTGAAGACTTAGAATTTTTTGAGGTGATGAACCGATAGGTTTTGTTAAAAAATGGATAGGTCAGGAGAAGCATAGACACTCCATTATCAAAAATGCAGTGGTACGGATTTGCGGGAGTTATTCCTATTCGTGCGACCCTTTAGAAGTCGTCTAATTTTATTAAAAATTTTGTAAAGGATGGATATATTATGAAACCAGTATTAGATATTAAAAAAACTTTAGGACAATTAAACTTTTTAGGTGTAGATGAAAAATATAAATATGAAAATGGAGAGCGTACTGATAAAACTGTTTATGCATATAAATTAGCGAGTCAAGAACAAGGCGAACAAATCACTGTAAAAACGCCTAATAAAGTAGAATTAGACTATTTACAAGAATGTGAATTAGTTGAACCAGACGTTAAAATGTATGTTCAAATGTCAGGCGATTTTGGAACTATCGCATATAGCTGGAATGCAGAAGATATTAAAGTAGTTGGTTCTAATAGTGCACTTAAACAAAAATAATTAGGTGATGTAAATGGATTATTATACAGCAGATAGATTATATCGCTATACAAATAGTTCAAATTTGAGTGAACCTATTTTAAACTATGTTGCTAGTCGTATAAATTGGGGCGATAAAGTTTCATTAATGACTTTAGCTAAAGAAATACAGTCTAAATTTAATGATAGTTACGTTAAAGAAAATACGGTAAAAGGTCGGCCTAAAATTTATGCTGACCTTTGTCTATTGTGTATGAGCTTGAGTGAAGCAGGACATGGCAGAATGCTACAAGTGAATTTGGAAGATTGTATTTATATTGGCGATATTGATGTTTAACATATAGTATTAGTGATTTAACATGACCGTGTAGCTTTTAGCGTATGCAGGCGCAGAAATGCAAGCACGGAGTGCGTTAAGCATTTGGGCGGAGCCTGCGACAAATACGCGTTAAGAAAGCAAGAACGGTCATGTATCAAATCGCTTGCGATTTGATAGGAGGCATAAATAAATATGACTTTAAAAAACCAGTCTACCCCCCTTACTAATAGGGGGGTAGAGCGTACAAATAAAAGTGCCGTGGAGGCAGTCGTTGACTGGGTTCAAGTCACTTTCCATATAGCCCCTATTTCAGCAGTAATTGAGGACGTTATCGGTTTGCCTATAACGTTATTTAAAAAACGAAATAGTGGCATTTATTTTTATAATCGTGGTTATGAATTTTCAAATATTAAATTGTATTATTCGAGTGATGATGAGTCAATGGGCATTCATTTACAGTTAACTGGTACAGGTTGTAGAGAGTTTGAACATCATTTAAAGCAATTGAATAAAACTTGGCAAGATTTTTTCGATAAATGTTTATCAGTTAATGCAAATTTTACAAGAATTGATATTGCAATTGATGATTATAAAACATATTTAAAAGTGCCTTTATTAATTAAAAAGGCTGAAAAAGCTGAGTGTGTTTCACGTTTTAGAGCTGGAAGTGCGATAAACGGTTTTAATTTGTCAGACGGAAGAAGTAAAGGCGCTACTTTTTATATTGGTTCTAAACAAAGCAATTTATATTGTCGCTTTTATGAAAAGAATTATGAACAAGCGTTTAAACGTCATTGTGATGTCGAAGACATTGGGTTATGGAATCGTTACGAAATACAAATGCGAAAGGCATATGCAGTTAATTGTGCGAAAGTTTTAAGTAGAACAGATAATATAAGTGAAATTGTAAAGTCTATATTGCATAATAATTTGCGTTTTATCTCTCCTCCTAAAGATGGAAATGATAAAAATCGTAAGCGGTGGCCATTATATAGACCTTGGGCGTTATTTATTAAAGATACTGAAAAATTGAATTTAACTACTAGACCAACATTAAAGTCCATTGAGGATAATCTTGATTGGTTATGTAAACAAGTTGCTACTACATTAGATACAGTTTTAACTGCTGAGAGTATGGCACAGTCTGAGGGTCTACTTGGGGACACTGATTTTTTAGAAAAAATTTTAGCTCATTCTCAATTTAATGATGAGCATACAAATAGAATTAATCATTATTTGGAAGATTTAAAACAAAAAAAGCACTTATCGAAAGATAAGTGTTAAAAAAATAACTGGGATGTGATTTTTATTAAAAATTTCGTAAAGGATTTTAGAAAATCGTTTATGAAAATGATAAGTAAGTACATTTTAACACGATTTTCTAAAAACGGAAAGCATTTTGATATTCCTGAAGAACAACGCCGAGTAATTCCAAAATTTAAAAATCGTCGTAAGATGATTGTAATTTGTTTTTACTCATTATTAGTTATTTTATTAATTCTTTTGTTATCTTCTTTTATTAAAGCTACAAGAGCAAATAATGACAGTAAAGAAGCAGTTAATAAAACGAATATGATTCAAAAAAAGTATGAAGATAACGCGAATACAGTTCAGTATAGTCCTAAATTAAAGTTATATGCTGATAAGTTTATTGATACGTATATGAATATTTCTAAAGATTCAAAAGAATTAGAATCTAGAGAAAAAGAATTGTTGAAATATTTTCCATCAGATTATAAAAAACCTGAAGAAAAAATATCAGATACAGAACGTAAATTGAATAGTAAGGAATTTTATAATATTAAACGTAAAGATAAACAAACGATTATACAGTATATTGTTAATTATGATGTGAATATTACTGAAAAGAAAGAAGTTAAAGTTAAGAAGAAAAAGAAAAATGAAAAAGATAAAGATGAGTATGAAACAAAAACAGAAGAAAAACAACGTAAAGTAAATCAAAATATTTTAATAAATATACCTATTAAGAGTGAAAATAATAAGTATGTTGTTATTGAATATCCTTATTTTACGCCAATTCCTGATAGTCAATTGAATAAAGCTAAAATGGTTGAAGATAATTTGAAAGACAATAAACGTGAAGATAATCCGAAAGCGAAAGCTTTTATTGAAGATTTCTTTAATAAATATGCTTCTAGTAAGCCTGATGATATGGCTTATTTAATGGATAACCCTGAGGGCTTAGAAGGAACTAGAGAAGTTTCTCAGATAAGAGAGATTAGGTTATATCCAAAAGGCGATGATTATGTTGCTAAAGTTGAAATTTTGATGAAAGATAAAGATTCTCCTTTGGAGAATTTGGAACATTACACATTAGATATAACGAAAAAAGATGGTAAATATTACGTTAAAAATATGACTAATTCTATTGGAGGTTAATGTTATGAGTGGTTTATTTAGTTTTTTGGTTTTAGGTGCTGACCGTCCATCTATTGATGGACTTGGGGATTGGATAGGTAATGAAGTTGGTACTGGTATTGGTTTGATAGTATTAATTGTTGGTATTGTACATTGGGCTACTGGTAAGTATGGGCGAATGATTGCATTGTTTATTGTTGGTGGTCTTTTATTCTTAGTTTCTAAAGGTCCTGAACAAGTGTTTAATGCAATTTCTGGTATTTGGAAAATGATTTTTGGCGGTTGAGGTGATTCCATTTGGATAAAAAAGCTTATAATTTAAAGCGAACTTTTGAACAACCGATAGTTATGTATGAATTTACAGATAAGTTTCGTATTAATAAGGGTTTTCGTTTAGATTTTTGGGCTACATTTTTGATTGTATGGTTTATATTATTTTTGTTATTTTGGTATTTATTACAGCCTGTCATTATGTCGATTGGTGGACTTATGTTTATTTACTTTACGGTTGCACCATATTATATAACGAAATATATTGTTAAGTTAAAACAAGATGGAAAGAAATTATTTTTCTTCTTATGGGATTTTGTAATATTTGTTTTTAATGTGCAGCTAAGAAAAGTTAAATTAAGTTATGATGAAGAAGTAGAATATCATGATAAAAAAATAACATTTAAATAGCCCCTATTGGGGTTATTTTTATTGGAGGGATGACATGAATTTAAAAGCACCGTATGCAGGTTTAAGAGATAATTTGTTATTAACGAAAACTGGCGAAGTTTGGGCGTATTATCGTGTTCGTTCTGAGTCTATTTCAACAGCAAATTATGATGCAAAAGAAGAATCAAAAAAGCGTATGCGTTATTTTTTAGAGTCGATTAAAGGTTATCAAGATTTTCATTTTGAAATGTATGACCATGATTTAGATTTGCGAAATAAATTTAAAGAAATTAGTAAAGATTTTGATGATGAAGCTTTTAATGTAGCTGAATATTATTCAAAAGAAACTATTGACGTATTAGAACAAGAATTACAAATGATTACGCATAATTCTTTTGTTATGGGTGTTAAAATACGTGAATTAGCTGACGATGCAGTTACACTTAAAGAGATTTTAAAAAGTACATTATCAGATACGGCTGAGCGTATTGTTTCGAATTTTGGTTTTGATGTTAATTTAGACGATAAAATTTTAGATAAGTATAAAACATTTGAACGAGATTTGGCTGATAGTTTTCTAGGTATTGGAGGCGAACGTTTAACTGAGAATGAGCTGGCTTATATTATTCGGAAGCCATTTATATCAAATGCAACACATGACGTACAGGAAGAATCTTCAAGACGAGCTATTACAGATATTTATAATGCAGTAATTGACCCCACTCGTTTGAGTGTTTTAGAAGTTGAAAATGATAATGAAAAATTTTACACAACAACAGTTGTTGTTGATGATTTTCCGTTAGATATGGAATATACACATTTATTTGAGAAAGCTCAAAATATGCCTTTTCCGGTTGAATGTCATGTAAAAGCAAAAATTATTAATAATGAAAAAGTTAAGAAAAAATTTGACCGTGCGAAAATAAATCATAAACAACAAGCAAAAGAAAAGCAAGATACTGGCGATAGTGCTTCGGAAGATGTTCAAGATAATTTGTTTGTATTGAATCAAATGGAACGAGAAGTGACTGGCTCAGGTGTATTTATTGAGTGGGTATTTATGTTTGTAATTAAAAGTGATGATTATAGAGACTGTAAACGTAAAGCAAAGCGTTTGATGAAACGATTAAAGGAAACTCAAATATATGCAGTTAATCCATTAGCTGACCAGTTACAATTGTTTTATCAGTGTTTACATGGTAATGATTTATTTATTAATAAGTATTGGTTACAAAGAACTACGGCAACAGGTATAGCAGAAAATTTATTTGGTGTGTCTCAAAGTTTGGGAACAAAAACAGGTTTTTATATAGGGCGTATTGATAAATTTATTCGTTCTGTTTCACGTGAGGAAGCTGTTGCAAGTTCAAGGGATATAATTTTATTTAGTTTATTGTTGGCTGCAAAAGGTATTAAAGGGGCTGTCAGTGATAGTCCGCATGTTTTAATTACTGGTCAAACTGGTAAAGGTAAATCATTTTTAGCAAAATTATTATGGATTTATACATCATTTTTTAAAGGTCAAATGTTGTACTGGGATCCAAAATCTGAGTTTGCAGAATGGTTTGACAGAGTAACAGAAAGTAAGGAAATGCAAGAAAAGTATCCCCTATTTATTAATCATTTAAAAACATTTAAATATGTAACATTGAATTATGAAGATTCAACCAATTATGGTTGTCTAGACCCTATTGTATTTTTAGATGGTATTGAAGCTAATGAGATGTTGAAATCAGTGTTTGATGAAATTAAATCTTTTGAAAATTATCATCATATTGAAACGGCAATTTATCAAGCTATTTCTGATACGGTTGAAGAACGTGAAAATGGTAAAAAAGTTGGTTCATTAAATGTAATTGAAAAATTACAGAATAATGAAGATGAGCATGTAAAAAATGCAGGCGATTTATTATTTGAAAAAACGCAAAACAATATTTTAAAACTTGTTTTTAGTGATGGTACGAATCCAGCTTTAAATATTCAAGAAAAAGCAACTATTTTACAGGTTAAAGGTTTAGATATGCCTAAAGCAGATGATGATACATCAAGTTATTCAACAAGTGAGAAAAATGGGATTACATTAATGTTATTAATTGGTAAGTTTTTAGAGAAATTCGGTTCTCGTAGAGATGTTCAAACGACTATATTTATTGATGAGGGTTGGGCTTTTAGTGCTTCAAGACAAGGTAAAAAAGTTGGTAAGCGTATAAAAAGAACGGGACGTTCTGAGAATAATTCACTTGTATTTATTACACAATCGGTAAAAGATAAAGCAGATGATGATGGTGGTAACTTTGGTTGTCATTTTGCATTTGATGAAAAAGATGAACGTGAGGATATTTTAAAATCTTTAGGCTTAGAATATTCAAAAGAATCTCCTGAAAATATGGAAATGTTGAAAGATTTGAAGAAAGGTCAATGTATATTTAGTGATTTTTATGGACGTGTTGGAAAAATGGTTGTACATTGTCCATTTGAGGAAATGACTGAAGCATTTAGAACACAAGAAGATTCTGCAAGCTCTAAAGCTGAAGAAAAATTTGCGATGTAATTTTTAGCACATACAAAATTGTATGTGCTTTTTATTTTAAAGGAGTGGATTTGATGGCAATGAATGAAATTGCTTTATTTAAAGGCGTACGTATACAGCCTTATCAGAAGTATATTGATTTTATGTTTGCAGGTGTATTAGCATTTATTTTTTTGGTATATCGTATATACATTTTGTTTATTGATTATAAATCAGTTAATAAAAAATTGGATATATTGACGTTGTTTGCATATTTTAAACCGCATTTATTGTATTTATTAATTGGTACAGCAATTATATTTGTGATATGTAAGCTTATTGCTCAGTTTTTAATACGTTTTAAAACAAAAGATTTGGCTGAAATGATTGAAACACAAGGTTTTCATAATCGTACAGTAATCAAGAAAACAACTGAGTATATCCCTATTGATTATAAACAAACTGAATATGATTATTATCCAACAATGTTTTATAAACGTGGTAAAAAAACTTTTGTTATTCATATTAAAAAAGACGGTTCGAGGTTTCAAGATAATTATTTAGAGTTAGAAACGATTATTGAACCAATGTTTAATTCTGAATTAGTAGAAAAAAAGCATATTGGTCGTTATTTGAGATATGAATTTATGCCACTTAAATATAAAAAGCGTATTGTTATGAATGGCGAACAAGAATCAAATACAATTTTTTATGATACAAAAATTGCTATTACGCATCAAATTTCTTGGGATTTTGTGAAGGCACCTCATGGATTGGTTACAGGTATAACCGGAGGTGGTAAAACATACTTTTTATTTTATGTGATTCGCGAGTTATTCCGTAGACATTCAGAAGTACGTTTATTAGACCCAAAAGTTTCAGACTTGAGTTTTATGAAGCGTGTTATAGGTGATGATAAAGTTGCAGATACTAAAGGTCAAATATTAAAACAATTGAGAGAAGCTAATAATGAAATGGAAGAGCGTTTTAGATTAATGAATGATAGTTCAGAATATAAAATCGGGAATGATTTCCGTAATTTTGATATGCGTCCCTATTTCATTATTTTTGATGAGGTAACAGCTTTTACTTCAACTTTAGATAAAAAAGAATTACAAGAAATGAATGATTATTTAATTAATATTATTATGAAAGGCCGTCAAGCTGGTGTATTTATGTTTTTAACAGCACAAAGACCGGATGCAGATGTGATTAAAGGCAATGTACGTGACCAATTAGGTTTGCGTGTGTCTTTAGGTAATTTGTCAAATGATGGTTATCGAATGACTTTTGGTCAAACTGATAAAGAGTTTCAAACAATTCATGATAGTGATATTGGGCGTGGTTATATTTCTATACTTGGACAATATAATGAACCAATTTTGTTTGATGCGCCTTTAATGGAACAATATGATTTTGTGGAAGATGTGAAACAAATATTAAATAAGGAGTGATTGCATGAAGCATAAGAGTTTATATCTTTTATGCTTTTTAATTTTGCCTATTCTGCTTTTAACATCTGTGAGTGCTAACGCTGTATCTAATCCAGTTGGAGAGCCCTCACATGCAGTTAAGCCTAAAATTGAAAAGTATGATTTATCACATTATCGTTCAGTGTATAGCGAAAAAGGCGACTGGAACCCATTTGGTCAAGAGGAAATTTCACGTCAAATTAATAATGTGTCAGACTTTTTCTTTTCTATGACTAAGATTTTAGCGGGTGTTACAGATTATGCGATTGAAAATTTATTTCAACTAGATGTTATTAATGATTTTGCGGATAAAATCGGTGATTTTGTTGGCGATATATATCAAAAGTTATTGAGTAATTTAGCATTAACATTATTTATTATTGTTTGTTTTAACGCATTTATTATTTTTAGTGTACAAGGCAATGCAAGAGAAGCATTAAAGCGAGCGTTTTTAATTATGTGTTTAATTGGTTTTGGTGTTGGTATACTTGCGAATGCAGGTAATATTATACGTGGTACAAACAATATTGGTAAGGATTTAAATAATATAATTATGAATAGTACATCTTCTATTGATGGTAATATTGATTATATTCATGAGAATTCAGGTATGAATCATATACGTAATCAATTATTTGATATGACGATATATAGAACATATTTAGTAATGAATTATGGAACTGTAGACGAAAAAGAGATAAAAGCTAAAGGTAAAGACCGTATTGATAATATTTTGAAACAAGATTTTTCGAAAAAAGGAGAAGAAAAAACAAAGGAAATTATTGAAAAAGAAGTTAAAGAAAATGGGATTAATAATAAATATATGACGCAAGGTTATGTATTTCAAAAATTGGCTATTTCAGTGATTGGCTTTATTATTACTCTTTTTATGTCAATTGTATTTTTATCAATTAGTTTTGCGAAGTTGATTTTTTCTACATTTGCTTTATTTTTATTCTTATTTTTAGTATTCAGTTGGATAGTGAGTTTTATACCAGGATTTGAACTATCTGTTTTTTCTGCGTTTGCAAAAACGTTAGGCTATATTATTTTAAGTGCCTGTATGACATTTTTATTTGTGATAGTTGGTTTGTGTATCAAGCTTGCAAATAGTTTTATTGAGCCGAATAGTCAAAATGCTTATTTTTTAAATTCAATATTTATAATTGTAATATTGTTTGTAATGTATAAAAAACGGGCTCAAATTATTAATTTTGTAAGTCGTGGTAATATTAGTTTTTCTCCTAGTGCAATTGGTGCTGGTGTGATGAATCGAACACAAGAACGGTTTAATAAGATTCGTCATGAACAAGCACAAAATAAGAAAGCTAAACGAGAAAATCAAAGAGACGAGCCCGCCCCACCACTTCAAAATGATAATGATAATGATTTAAGAAGAAGACAGCAGGATAAACCAATGCCGTTATTTATAAATAAAGAAAATCAAAAAAATGGTAATAAGCGAAGAGAACAACAAGAGTCAATGAATGGTAATGATGTAAAATCTGCTTCTGTTGAATCAAATGCAAATAATTATTCTAAACAACCACAAAAAGCATCACAGCAAGAACATCAAGTACGAGAAACAAGACAGCGAAAAGATATACAACGTTCTCCACAAGTAGTTAATCAGTCATTAAATAATGAGAATCATTCAATAAATCGCAAAGAACGAAAGTCTGTTCAAACTGCTTATGATACTGATGTTCAGAAGCGACAAATACAAAGTGCGACACAGAATCAACAAAGTAGACAATCTGGAAATCGTAACCAACCTATTACACGTAATTCTCAGTCAAAAGACCGTCTAAAAGAACAAAAGGATATCAATAAGCATGGTAAATAAAAAAGATATTGCTAAAAAAGTAATAGGTAAAACGCCAATTGGTGTTAAATTGAAATTAGCGAAAGTCATCATGATATTATGTGTGGTGGCTTTCTTTACGTTTCCAGTCATTGTAATGTTTTTGTTAGCGCCTGATTCAAATAAAGATAATGATGATGCTGGTTGTACTGTTAGCGGTGGTAATGTTTCGTCAAATGGTATTGATAAATTTAATGAGAATGCTAAGGGTGGAAAATTAGAGGGTAAAGGAAAAGAGATACAAAAGATTGCAGAAAAGAATAAAGTACCTGTGAATATTTTTATGGCTATTATTGCGAGTGAATCACAATGGGGTAAAGGAGAAAATGCGACAAGACAAAATAATCCTTTGTCTGTTATGGGTTCAAAATCAATTCATGATTCGACATATCCAACTATTGAGGATGGTCTTAATGCGGGAGCTAAAAATTTGTATGATGTTTATATTTCTAAAGGTTTAGATACTCCTAAAAAAATAGGTCCCAAATATGCGCCTGTTGGTGCGTCAAATGACCCTAATAATATGAATGCCCGTTGGATACCAACAGTTGAAAAAATTATGAAAGATTTAGGCGGTTCAGAAGCTAAAACGTCATGTAGTAATGGTAAAGGAAAGTCTATAAAGTTTAATGGTAAATTGCCACATTGGTCAAATGATGACCCTGGAAAAGGTAATTTATACACTGCTGGTCAATGTACTTGGTATGCATACGGTATGCGTCAAAAAATGGGTAAACCTGTATCGACATATTGGCATGATGCACATAAATGGAATGATAGAGCTAAAGCTGAGGGTTATAAAGTTGATAAAAATCCTGAACCTGGCGCATTATTTATTGCTGAACAAGGTGCAGGCGGTCATGATGGGCATTATGGTCATGTGGCTGTTGTTATTGGTGTAAGTGATGGTGGTAAAACATTTAGAATAACAGAAATGAATTGGGAAGCTGCTTTTAAAGTTAATGAACGTACATTGAAAATGACTGATGGATATAGTTTTATTCATGATAAGGAGTGAAAATAAATGAAGCAAAAAATTATTATGTTTACTCTTGTAACAGTAATACTATTTTGTGCGGTTTTAATTGGTTATCAGATTCCAAAACAACAGGTTAAAATGAAACAAAATCAAATTGAAGATTTGCAGGAAGAACAACGTATATTAAGGGATAAAAACGGTGAATTAAGTAAATTAGTAAAAAGACAATCAAAAACAGTTATTTCTGATGAAGAAAAACAAATACGTGAAGTATCTTCAAACTTTGTTAAACAGATGTTTGAGATGAAAAAAGAGTCTTCTTTTAAATCAAAAGCACCACAAATAAAGCCTTTAGTTACAAAGGATTATTACGATACATTATTTAAGGATTCTAAAGATAAATATGATTTATATGATGATATAACGGTTAATGATATTCATGTTTATTTTGATACGTATGACCCTAAAAAAGATAGTTATAAAGTTTTTGTTCAGTTCGACGAACGTATTGAAACAGATGGAGATGATAAAATTGAACATCGTCAAACATCTGCACAATTGGATTTAGTTCGTACATCTGAAGGTTGGCGCATTGATAATTTAAAACGTTTCAATTTAAAACCTCTAGGACGTTAGTTTGTTTCAGGACGATAGCAATGATATAATTTACGTAAAAAGGAGTGAATTTATCATGAGGCGTTGGTTTGTATTAATTCTAGGTTTACTTATATTATTATCTGCATGCGGACAGAAATATGATAAAGAAATTGATGAAGTTACAAAGTTAGAAAAAGAAAGTAAAGAAGAAACTAAGGACTCTAATTCTAGAAAAATTGAAAGAAAGACTTCATATTTTAAAGTTTATGATGGTGGTAAAGTTATAACTGTAACGTATTTGCCTTTTAAAGATTCTGATGTCACAACATCAAAAATTTATAAACTAAATGAAACTACTGAGAAATATGAGAAAGATTATAATCAAGATGCTGAGAAATATGAAAAAAGTAATAAACCAGAATATGAAGAAAACAATATGAAAAAATAAAGAATCAACTCCCTATACGCTTTAGCCGTGGTATCGGGAGTTGATGAACATATATCCTCTTATAACTTATTTTATAAATAACCTTTTTAAAAGTAAAGGAGGATATACATGAAAAAAAGAAAAAAACGTAAAGAATTAGACTATAAAACACGTCTAGCTATCGCAAAGTATTTAAATGATGGTTTAAACATTATTCAAATTTCTAAGATTTTAGGTCGTGATGATGCAGTTCTTTATAGAGAAGTAAATAAGCGTTCTGTTGATGGTGTTTATAATCCTTTATTAGCTGAAGAAGATGCTATAAAATCGCGTAGTATTTCAGATGAACAAGTTGCTAAACGTAGGCGTTTGAATGATGAAACAAAAGCATATATTGAAGAAAAACTTTCATTAAAATGGTCTCCTAGACAGATAGCAAGTCAAATTGAAAAAGATACAGGGCATTATATAAGTTATCCTACTATATATAGATATATTCGCAATGGATTGGTAAAAGTTGATGTTAAGCGTGATATGAGACAAGCAGGCAAGAAATATAATAAGTCTTCTGAAAAGCGTGGCAAATTAGACGTAGGGTCTCGTGTTATAAAGTATCGGCTCAAAAAGTATTAATAACCGTGAAGAATTTGGACATTATGAAATTGATACTGTTTGGAGTGTTAGACCATCAACATATTGCTTGTTAACTATTATTGAAAGAAAAACAAGATATTTATACGCTAGTAGATTAAATACACGTAAATCCAATGTAGTTTGTAATGAGATTATAAATATTATGAAACCATTATTACCAAAAAGCATAACTATGGATAGAGGTAAGGAGTTCGCTCTATTTGAACAAATAGAAAATGAATTGAATTGTAGTATTTATTTTAGTGATTTGGGTTGTCCATATCAACGTGGTTCTATTGAAAATGCTAATGGACTTTTAAGACAGTATTATCCTAAAGGTACGGATTTCGCCAATATAACACAAAAGTCATTAGATGAAGCTGTTGAACAAATTAATGCACGTCCTCGAATGATATTTGATTATAAATCAAGTGAGGAAATGCTAAAGTACCATGTAAGCACACAAAATTGTGAACCTATATTAAATGACTGTGTGAGGTACGAACCCGTCAATTAATATAGGTTAATCTAAGCGAATGGTTTACAATGAGCGCGGAAGGACAGGACGAATAAATTTTGTATAAAAAATGCATAAACTAAAAAGAAGCATACTATTTATATCTGTATCTTTTGACAGATATTACTAGTAAAATGCTTCTTTTTCTTCTTCTGTACTCTTTTAGTAATATTTATTAAAAAAAATTAAGAAATTCTCATTTTTCTATTGACACACTGCCATACAAAAAATAGGAGGTCATAAAATGACTATAAATTTATCGGAAACATTCGCAAATGCGAAAAACGAATTTATTAATGCAGTAAACAACGGTGAACCGCAAGAAAGACAAAATGAATTGTACGGTGACATGATTAACCAACTATTTGAAGAAACTAAATTACAAGCAAAAGCAGAAGCTGAAAGAGTTTCTAGTTTACCTAAATCAGCACAATCTTTGAGTGCAAACCAAAGAAGTTTCTTCATGGATATCAATAAAAACGTTAACTATAAAGAAGAAAAACTTTTGCCAGAAGAAACAATTGATAGAATTTTTGAAGATTTGACGACGAATCATCCGTTATTAGCTGATTTAGGTATTAAAAACGCTGGTTTGCGTTTGAAGTTCTTAAAATCTGAAACTTCTGGCGTAGCCGTTTGGGGTAAAATCTATGGTGAAATTAAAGGTCAATTAGATGCTGCGTTCAGTGAAGAAACAGCAATTCAAAATAAATTGACAGCGTTTGTTGTTTTACCAAAAGATTTAAATGATTTTGGTCCTGCGTGGATTGAAAGATTTGTTCGTGTTCAAATCGAAGAAGCATTTGCAGTGGCGCTTGAAACTGCGTTCTTAAAAGGTACTGGTAAAGACCAACCAATCGGCTTAAACCGTCAAGTACAAAAAGGTGTATCGGTAACTGAGGGTGCTTATCCAGAGAAAGAAGAACAAGGTACGCTTACATTTGCTAATCCGCGCGCTACAGTTAATGAATTGACGCAAGTGTTTAAATACCACTCAACTAACGAGAAAGGTAAATCAGTAGCGGTTAAAGGTAATGTAACAATGGTTGTTAATCCGTCCGATGCTTTTGAGGTTCAAGCACAGTATACACATTTAAATGCAAATGGCGTATATGTTACTGCTTTACCATTTAATTTGAATGTTATCGAGTCTACAGTCCAAGAAGCAGGTAAGGTTTTAACGTACGTTAAAGGTTTATATGATGGTTATTTAGCTGGTGGTATTAATGTTCAGAAATTTAAAGAAACACTTGCGTTAGATGATATGGATTTATACACTGCAAAACAATTTGCTTACGGCAAAGCGAAAGATAATAAAGTTGCTGCTGTTTGGAAATTAGATTTAAAAGGACATAAGCCAGCTTTAGAAGGTACCGAAGAAACACTATAAAATTTTATGAGGTGATAAAATGGTGAAATTTAAAGTTGTTAGAGCTTTTAAAGACATAGAGCACAATCAACACAAGTACAAAGTAGGGGAGTTGTATCCAGCTGAAGGGTATAACAATCCTCGTGTTGAATTGTTGACAAATCAAATCAAAAATAAGTACGACAAAGTTTATATCGTACCTTTAGATAAGCTGACAAAACAAGAATTATTAGAACTATGCGAATCATTACAAAAAAAAGCGTCTAGTTCAATGGTTAAAAGTGAAATCGTCGACTTATTGAATGGTGAAGACAATGACGATTGATGATTTGCTTGTCAAATTTAAATCACTTGAAAAGATTGACCATAATTCAGAGGATGAGTACTTAAAGCAGTTGTTAAAAATGTCGTACGAGCGTATAAAAAATCAGTGCGGAGTTTTTGAATTAGAGAATTTAATAGGTCAAGAATTGATACTTATACGCGCTAGATATGCTTATCAAGATTTATTAGAACACTTCAACGATAATTACAGACCTGAAATAATAGATTTTTCGTTATCTCTAATGGAGGTATCAGAAGATGAAGAAAGTGTTTAAAAAACCTAGAATTACAACTAAACGTTTAAATACTCGTGTTCATTTTTATAAGTATACTGAAAATAATGGTCCAGAAGCTGGAGAAAAAGAAGAAAAATTATTATATAGCTGTTGGGCGAGTATTGATGGTGTCTGGTTACGTGAATTAGAACAAGCTATCTCAAACGGAACCCAAAATGACATTAAATTGTATATTCGTGATCCGCAAGGTGATTATTTACCCAGTGAAGAACATTATCTTGAAATTGAATCAAGATATTTCAAAAATCGTTTGAATATAAAGCAAGTATCACCAGATTTGGATAATAAAGACTTTATTATGATTCGTGGAGGATATAGTTCATGAGTGTGAAAGTGATAGGTGATAAAGCATTAGAAAGAGAATTAGAAAATCGTTTCGGAACTCAAGCGATGTTAAAAGTTCAAGATAGGGCGCTAATTGCTGGTGCTAAAGTAATTGTTGAAGAAGTAAAAAAACAACTAAAGCCATCAAAAGATACGGGCGCATTAATTAATGAGGTAAGTTTTAGTAAACCTGAATGGATAAACGGAAAACGTACAATTACTGTTCATTGGCGAGGTTCTAAAGACCGTTATAAAATCGTACATTTAATTGAAAATGGACACGTTCAAAAAGGGACAGGTAAATTTATCAAACCTAAAGCTATGGGTGGCGTTAATAGAGCAATAAGACAAGGGCAAAATAAGTATTTTGAGACGCTAAAAAGGGAGTTAAAAAAATTGTGATTGATATTTTGTACAAAGTTCATGAAGTGATTAGTCAAGACAGAATTATTAGAGAGCACGTAAATATCAATAATATTAAGTTCAATAAATACCCAAACGTAAAAGATACGGATGTACCTTTCATAGTTATTGACGATATAGACGACCCAATACCTACAACTTATACTGACGGAGATGAGCGCGCATATAGTTACATTGTACAAATAGATGTATTTGTGAAGTTTAACGAAAAGTATAACGCGAGAATCATAAGAAATAAGATATCTAATCGTATTCAAAAGTTATTATGGTCTGAACTGAAAATGGGAAATGTATCCAACGGAAAACCTGAATATATAGAAGAATTTAAAACATATAGAAGCACTCGTGTCTACGAGGGCATTTTTTACGAGGAGGAATAATAAATGGTAGTAAAACAAGCAAGTGCGCCGAAAGCGTATTTTAACATTACTGGTTTAGGTTTCGCTAAATTAACAAAAGAAGGCGCAAAGCTAGAATATAGCGATATTACAAAAACTAGAGGATTACAAAAAATCGGTGTTGAAACTGGAGGAGACTTGAAAACAGCATATGCTGATGGTGGTCCAATCGAATCAGGGAACACAGACGGAGAAGGTAAAATTTCGTTACAAATGCATGCTTTCCCTAAAGAGATTCGCAAAATAGTATTCAATGAAGAGTATGATGAATACGGTGTTTATAAAGAAACTCAAGGTAAACAAAACAACTATGTAGCAATTTGGTTCAGACAAGAGCGTCGAGACGGCACATTTAGAACGGTTTTATTACCTAAAGTCATGTTTACAAATCCTAAAATCGATGGCGAAACGGCTGAGAAAGATTGGGATTTCTCAAGCGAAGAGGTTGAAGGTGAGGCACTTTTCCCTTTAATTGATAATAAAAAGTCAGTACGTAAATATATCTTTGATTCAGCAAACATGACAAATCATAGTGGAAATGGTGAAAAAGGCGAAGAGGCTTTCTTAAAGAAAATTTTAGGCGAAGAATATACTGGAAACGTGACAGAGGATAACGGCGAAACTTTGTAACGCAACCGGCTTCATCGGAAACTGAGATAAAGTCGGTTAATATACCAGATAGTTTTAAAACACTAAAAGTTGGCAACACATATGATTTAAATGTTGTAGTAGAGCCATCTAATCAAAGTAAGTTATTGAAATACACAACAGATCAAACGAATATTGTATCAATCAATAGTGATGGTCAAGTCACTGCGGAAGCACAAGGTATTGCCACGGTTAAAGCATATGTTGGTAATATGAGTGACACTATAACAATAAATGTAGAAGCATAAGAGGGGACAACCCCTCTATTTTATTTGAAAATAAGGAGAGTATTATAAAATGGCAAAATTAAAACGTAACATTATTCAATTAGTAGAAGATCCAAAAGCAAATGAAATTAAATTACAAACGTACTTAACACCACACTTCATTTCATTTGAAATTGTATACGAAGCAATGGATTTAATCGATGATATTGAGGACGAAAATAGCACGATGAAGCCAAGAGAAATCGCTGACAGATTGATGGATATGGTTGTAAAAATTTACGATAACCAATTCGCAGTTAAAGACCTAAAAGAACGTATGCATGCACCTGATGGAATGAATGCACTTCGTGAACAAGTGGTTTTCATTACGCAAGGTCAACAAACTGAGGAAACTAGAAATTTTATCCAGAACATGAAATAAAGCCTGAAGATTTAACATATAAAGCAATGTTGAAAAATATGGATACTCTCATGATGGACTTAATTGAAAATGGTAAAGACGCTAACGAAGTTTTAAAAATGCCATTTCATTATGTGCTTTCCATATATCAAAATAAAAACAATGACATTTCTGAAGAAAAAGCAGAGGCTTTAATTGATGCATTTTAACCTTAACCGTTTGGTTAGGGTTATTTTTTTGAACTTTTTTAGAAAGGAGGTAAAAAATGGGAGAAAGAATAAAAGGTTTATCTATAGGTTTGGATTTAGATGCAGCAAATTTAAATAGATCATTTGCAGAAATCAAACGAAACTTTAAAACTTTAAATTCTGACTTAAAATTAACAGGCAACAACTTCAAATATACCGAAAAATCAACTGATAGTTACAAACAAAGGATTAAAGAACTTGATGGAACTATCACAGGTTATAAGAAAAACGTTGATGATTTAGCTAAGCAATATGACAAGGTATCTCAAGAACAGGGCGAAAACAGTGCAGGAGCTCAAAAGTTACGACAAGAATATAACAAACAAGCAAATGAACTGAATTATTTAGAAAGAGAATTACAAAAAACATCAGCCGAATTTGAAGAGTTCAAAAAAGCTCAAGTTGAAGCTCAAAGAATGGCAGAAAGTGGCTGGGGAAAAACCAGTAAAGTTTTTGAAAGTATGGGACCTAAATTAACAAAAATGGGTGATGGTTTAAAATCCATTGGTAAAGGCATGATGATTGGTGTAACTGCACCTGTTTTAGGTATCGCAGCAGCATCAGGAAAAGCTTTTGCAGAAGTTGATAAAGGTTTAGATACTGTTACTCAAGCAACAGGCGCAACAGGCAGTGAATTAAAAAAATTGCAGAACTCATTTAAAGATGTTTATGGCAATTTTCCAGCAGATGCTGAAACTGTTGGTGGAGTTTTAGGAGAAGTTAATACAAGATTAGGTTTTACAGGTAAAGAACTTGAAAATGCCACAGAGTCATTCTTGAAATTCAGTCATATAACAGGTTCTGACGGTGTGCAAGCCGTACAGTTAATTACCCGTGCAATGGGCGATGCAGGTATCGAAGCAAGTGAATATCAAAGTGTTTTGGATATGGTAGCAAAAGCGGCGCAAGCTAGTGGGATAAGTGTTGACACATTAGCTGATAGTATTACTAAATACGGCGCTCCAATGAGAGCTATGGGCTTTGAGATGAAAGAATCAATTGCTTTATTCTCTCAATGGGAAAAGTCAGGCGTTAATACTGAAATAGCATTCAGTGGTTTGAAAAAAGCTATATCAAATTGGGGTAAAGCTGGTAAAAACCCAAGAGAAGAATTTAAGAAGACATTAGCAGAAATTGAAAAGACGCCGGATATAGCTAGCGCAACTAGTTTAGCGATTGAAGCATTTGGTGCAAAGGCAGGTCCTGATTTAGCAGACGCTATTAAAGGTGGTCGCTTTAGTTATCAAGAATTTTTAAAAACTATTGAAGATTCCCAAGGCACAGTAAACCAAACATTTAAAGATTCTGAAAGTGGCTCCGAAAGATTTAAAGTAGCAATGAATAAATTAAAATTAGTAGGTGCTGATGTATGGGCTTCTATTGAAAGTGCGTTTGCTCCAGTCATGGAAGAATTAATAAAAAAGCTATCAGTCGCTGTCGATTGGTTTTCGAATTTAAGTGATGGTTCTAAAAGATCAATTGTTATTTTCGGTGGTATTGCTGCTGCAATTGGTCCTGTAGTTTTTGGGTTAGGTGCATTTATAAGCACAATTGGTAATGCAGTAACTGTATTAGCCCCACTATTAGCTGGTATTGCAAAGGCTGATGGATTAATTAGTTTTTTATCGACTAAAGTACCTATATTAGGAACTGTCTTCACAGCTTTAACTGGTCCAATTGGCATTGTATTAGGTGTTTTAGCTGGCCTAGCAGTCGCATTTACAATTGCTTATAAGAAATCTGAAACATTTAGAAATTTTGTTAATGATGCAATTGAAAGTGTTAAACAAACATTTAGTAATTTTATTCAATTTATTCAACCTTTCATTGATTCCGTTAAAAACGTCTTTAAACAAGCGGTTTCAGCAATCGTTGATTTCGCTAAAGATATTTGGAGTCAAATTAATGGATTCTTTAATGAAAACGGAATTTCTATTGTTCAAGCGCTTCAAAATATATGCAATTTTATCAAAGTTATATTTGAATTTATCTTAAATTTTGTAATTAAACCAATAATGTTTGCAATCTGGCAAGTGATGCAATTTATTTGGCCGGCGGTTAAAGCCTTGATTGTCAGTACTTGGGAGAATATAAAAGGTGTGATACAAGGAACTTTAAATATCATACTAGGTTTAATTAAGTTCTTCTCAAGTTTATTTACTGGAGATTGGCGAGGAGTTTGGGACGCGATTATTATGATTCTTAAAGGAGTCGTTCAATTAATATGGAATTTAATTCAATTATGGTTTGTAGGCAAAATACTTGGCGTTGTTAGGTACTTTGGCGGATTGCTAAAAGGATTAATAACAGGTATTTGGGACGTAATAAAAAGTATATTCAGTAAATCTTTATCAGCAATTTGGAATGCGACAAAAAGTATTTTTGGATTCTTATTTAATAGTGTCAAATCAATTTTCACGAATATGAAAAATTGGTTATCTAACACATGGAGTAGTATCCGTACGAATACGATAGGAAAAGCACAGTCATTATTTAGTGGTGTGAAATCAAAATTCACTAGTTTGTGGAATGCGACAAAAGATATTTTTAGTAATCTAAGAAATTGGATGGCAAATATTTGGAATTCCATTAAAGATAATACGGTTGGAATTGCAAGTCGTTTATGGAGTAAAGTGCGTGGAATTTTTACAAATATGCGTGACGGCTTACAAAGTATTATCAGCAAAATTAAAAGTCATATCGGCGGTATGGTAGATGCTATTAAAAAAGGACTTAATAAATTAATTGAAGGTTTAAACTGGGTCGGTGGTAAGCTGGGAATGGATAAAATACCTAAGTTACACACTGGTACAGAACACACACATACTACTACAAGATTAGTTAAGAACGGTAAGATTGCGCGGGATACGTTCGCTACGGTTGGGGATAAAGGACGTGGAAATGGTCCGAATGGTTTCAGAAATGAAATAATTGAATTCCCTAATGGTAAACGTGTAATCACACCTAATACAGATACTACCGCTTATTTACCTAAAGGCTCAAAAGTATACAACGGTACACAAACTTATTCAATGTTAAACGGAACGCTTCCAAGATTTAGCTTAGGTACTATGTGGAAAGATATTAAATCCGGTGCATCATCGGCATTTAACTGGACAAAAGATCAAATAGGTAAAGGTACCAAATGGCTTGGCGATAAAGTTGGCGATGTTTTAGATTTTATGGAAAATCCTGGCAAACTTTTAAATTATATACTTGAAGCTTTTGGAATTGATTTCAATTCTTTAACTAAAGGTATGGGAATTGCAGGCGACATAACAAAAGCTGCATGGTCTAAGATTAAGAAAAGTGCTACTGATTGGATAAAAGAAAATTTAGAAGCTATGGGCGGTGGCGATTTAGTCGGCGGAATATTAGACCCTGACAAAATTAATTATCATTATGGACGTACCGCAGCTTATACTGCTGCAACTGGAAGACCATTTCATGAAGGTGTCGATTTTCCATTTGTATATCAAGAAGTTAGAACGCCGATGGGTGGCAGACTTACAAGAATGCCATTTATGTCTGGTGGTTATGGTAATTATGTAAAAATTACTAGTGGAGTTATCGATATGCTATTTGCGCATTTGAAAAACTTTAGCAAATCACCACCTAGTGGCACGATGGTAAAGCCCGGCGATGTTGTTGGTTTAACTGGTAATACCGGATTTAGTACAGGACCACACTTACATTTTGAAATGAGAAGAAATGGACGTCACTTTGACCCTGAACCATATTTAAGAAATGCAAAGAAAAAAGGTAGGTTATCAATTGGTGGCGGTGGTGCTACTTCTGGAAGTGGTGCAACTTATGCAAGCCGAGTAATCCGTCAAGCGCAAAGTATTTTAGGAGGACGTTATAAAGGTAAGTGGATTCATGACCAGATGATGCGAGTTGCAAAGCGTGAAAGTAACTATCAATCAAATGCAGTGAATAATTGGGATATTAATGCTCAAAGAGGAGACCCATCAAGAGGATTATTCCAAATCATCGGCTCAACTTTTAGAGCAAACGCTAAACGTGGATATACTAACTTTAATAATCCGGTTCATCAAGGTATTTCAGCAATGCAGTACATTGTTAGACGCTACGGTTGGGATGGATTTAAGCGTGCTGGTGATTACGCATATGCTACAGGTGGAAAAGTTTTTGATGGTTGGTATAACTTAGGTGAAGACGGTCATCCAGAATGGATTATTCCAACAGATCCAGCTCGTAGAAATGATGCAATGAAGATGTTGCATTATGCAGCAGCAGAAGTAAGAGGGAGAAAAGCGAGTAAAAATAAGCGTCCTAGTCAATTGTCTAGTGTAAATGGGTTTGATGACCCAAGCTTATTATTGAAAATGATTGAACAACAGCAACAACAAATAGCTTTATTACTGAAAATAGCGCAATCCAACGATGTGATTGCAGATAAAGATTATCAGCCGATTATTGACGAATACGCTTTTGATAAAAAGGTGAACGCGTCTATAGAAAAGCGAGAAAGGCAAGAATCAACAAAAGTAAAGTTTAGAAAAGGAGGAATTGCTATTCAATGATAGACACTATTAAAGTGAACAACAAAACAATTCCTTGGTTGTATGTCGAAAGAGGGTTTGAAATACCCTCTTTTAATTATGTTTTAAAAACTGAAAATGTAGATGGACGTTCGGGGTCTATATATAAAGGGCGTAGGCTTGAATCTTATAGTTTTGATATACCTTTGGTGGTACGTAATGACTATTTATCTCACAACGGCTTTAAAACACATGATGACGTCTTGAATGAATTAGTAAAGTTTTTTAACTACGAGGAACAAGTTAAATTACAATTCAAATCTAAAGATTGGTACTGGAACGCTTATTTTGAAGGACCAATAAAGCTGCACAAAGAATTTGCAATACCTGTTAAGTTCACTATCAAAGTAGTACTAACAGACCCTTACAAATATTCAGTAACAGGATATAAAAATACTGCGATTTCAGACCAAGTTTCAGTTGTAAATAGTGGGACTGCTGACACTCCTTTAATTGTTGAAGCCCGAGCAATTAAACCATCTAGTTACTTTATGATCACTAAAAATGATGAAGATTATTTTATGGTTGGTGATGATGAGGTAACCAAAGAAGTTAAGGATTACATGCCTCCTGTTTATCATAGTGAGTTTCGTGATTTCAAAGGTTGGACTAAGATGATTACTGAAGATATTCCAAGTAATGATTTAGGTGGTAAAGTCGGCGGTGACTTTGTGATATCCAATCTTGGCGAAGGATATAAAGCAACTAATTTTTCTGATGCAAAAGGTTGGGTTGGTGCTGGCACGAAACGAGGGCTCCCTAAAGCGATGACAGATTTTCAAATTACCTATAAATGTATTGTTGAACAAAAAGGTAAAGGTGCCGGAAGAACAGCACAACATATTTATGATAGTGATGGTAAGTTACTTGCTTCTATTGGTTATGAAAATAAATATCATGATAGAAAAATAGGACATATTGTTGTTACGTTGTATAACCAAAAAGGAGACCCCAAAAAGATATACGACTATCAGAATAAACCGATAATGTATAACTTGGACAGAATCGTTGTTTATATGCGGCTCAGAAGAGTAGGTAATAAATTTTCTATTAAAACTTGGAAATTTGATCACATTAAAGACCCAGATAGACGTAAACCTATTGATATGGATGAGAAAGAGTGGATAGATGGCGGTAAGTTTTATCAGCGTCCAGCTTCTATCATAGCTATCTATAGTGCGAAGTATAATGGTTATAAGTGGATGGAGATGAATGGATTAGGTTCATTCAATACGGAGATTCTACCAAAACCGAAAGGCGCAAGGGATGTCATTATACAAAAAGGTGATTTAGTAAAAATAGATATGCAAGCAAAAAGTGTTGTCATCAATGAGGAACCAATGTTGAGCGAGAAATCGTTTGGAAGTAATTATTTCAATGTTGATTCTGGGTACAGTGAATTAATCATACAACCTGAAAACGTCTTTGATACGACGGTTAAATGGCAAGATAGATATTTATAGAAAGGAGATGAGAGTGTGATACATGTTTTAGATTTTAACGACAAGATTATAGATTTCCTTTCTACTGATGACCCTTCCTTAGTTAGAGCGATTCATAAACGTAATGTTAATGACAATTCAGAAATGCTTGAACTGCTCATATCATCAGAAAGAGCTGAAAAGTTCCGTGAACGACATCGTGTTATTATAAGGGATTCAAACAAACAATGGCGTGAATTTATTATTAACTGGGTTCAAGATACGATGGACGGCTACACAGAGATAGAATGTATAGCGTCTTATCTTGCTGATATAACAACAGCTAAACCGTATGCACCAGGCAAATTTGAGAAAAAGACAACTTCAGAAGCATTGAAAGATGTGTTGAGCGATACAGGTTGGGAAGTTTCTGAACAAACCGAATACGATGGCTTACGTACTACGTCATGGACTTCTTATCAAACTAGATATGAAGTTTTAAAGCAATTATGTACAACCTATAAAATGGTATTGGATTTTTATATAGAGCTTAGTTCTAATACCGTCAAAGGTAGATATGTGGTACTCAAAAAGAAAAACAGCTTATTCAAAGGTAAAGAAATTGAGTATGGTAAAGATTTGGTTGGGTTAACTAGGAAGATTGATATGTCAGAAATCAAAACAGCATTAATTGCTGTGGGACCCGAAAATGACAAAGGAAAGCGTTTAGAGCTAGTTGTGACAGATGACGAAGCGCAAAGTCAATTCAACCTACCTATGCGCTATATTTGGGGGATATATGAACCACAATCAGATGATCAAAATATGAATGAAACACGATTAAGTTCTTTAGCCAAAACAGAGTTAAATAAACGTAAGTCGGCAGTTATGTCATATGAGATTACTTCTACTGATTTGGAAGTTACGTATCCGCACGAGATTATATCAATTGGCGATACAGTCAGAGTAAAACATAGAGATTTTAACCCGCCATTGTATGTAGAGGCAGAAGTTATTGCTGAAGAATATAACATAATTTCAGAAAATAGCACATATACATTCGGTCAACCTAAAGAGTTCAAAGAATCAGAATTACGAGAAGAGTTTAACAAGCGATTAAACCTAATACACCAAAAATTAAACGACAATATTAGCAATATCAATACTATAGTAAAAGATGTTGTAGATGGTGAATTAGAATACTTTGAACGCAAAATTCATAAAAGTGATACACCGCCAGAAAATCCAGTCAATGATACGCTTTGGTATGATACAAGTAACCCTGATGTTGCTGTCTTGCGTAGATATTGGAATGGTCGATGGATTGAAGCAACACCAAATGATGTTGAAAAATTAGGTGGTATAACAAGAGAGAAAGCGCTATTCAGTGAATTAAACAATATTTTTATTAATTTATCTATACAACACGCTAGTCTTTTGTCAGAAGCTACAGAATTACTGAATAGCGAGTACTTAGTAGATAATGATTTGAAAGCGGACTTACAAGCAAGTTTAGACGCTGTGATTGATGTTTATAATCAAATTAAAAATAATTTAGAATCTATGACACCCGAAACTGCAACGATTGGTCGGTTGGTAGATACAAAAACTTTATTTCTTGAGTATAGAAAGAAATTACAAGATGTTTATACAGATGTAGAAGATGTCAAAATCGCCATTTCAGATAGATTTAAATTATTACAGTCACAATACACTGATGAAAAATATAAAGAAGCGTTGGAAATAATAGCAACAAAATTTGGTTTAACGGTGAATGAAGATTTGCAGTTAGTCGGAGAACCTAATGTTGTTAAATCAGCTATTGAAGCAGCTAGAGAATCCACAAAAGAACAATTACGTGACTATGTAAAAACATCGGACTATAAAACAGACAAAGACGGTATTGTTGAACGTTTAGATACTGCTGAAGCTGAGAGAACGACTTTAAAAGGTGAAATCAAAGATAAAGTTACGTTAAACGAATATCGAAACGGATTGGAAGAACAAAAACAATATACTGATGACCAGTTAAGTGATTTGTCCAATAATCCTGAGATTAAAGCAAGTATTGAACAAGCAAATCAAGAAGCGCAAGAAGCTTTAAAATCATACATTGATGCTCAAGATAATCTTAAAGAGAAGGAATCGCAAGCGTATGCTGATGGTAAAATTTCGGAAGAAGAGCAACGCGCTATACAAGATGCTCAAGCTAAACTTGAAGAGGCAAAACAAAACGCAGAACTAAAGGCTAGAAACGCTGAAAAGAAAGCTAATGCTTATACAGACAACAAGGTCAAAGAAAGCACAGATGCACAGAGGAGAACACTGACTCGCTATGGTTCTCAAATTATACAAAATGGTAAGGAAATCAAATTAAGAACTACTAAAGAAGAGTTTAATGCAACCAATCGTACACTTTCAAATATATTAAACGAGATTGTCCAAAACGTTACAGATGGAACAACAATCAGATATGATGATAACGGAGTGGCTCAAGCTTTAAATGTGGGGCCACGTGGTATTAGATTAAATGCTGATAAAATTGATATTAACGGTAATAGAGAAATAAACCTTCTTATCCAAAATATGCGAGATAAAGTAGATAAAACCGATATTGTCAACAGCCTTAATTTATCAAGAGAGGGTCTTGATATCAATGTTAATAGAATTGGAATTAAAGGCGGTAACAATAACAGATATGTTCAAATACAGAATGATTCTATTGAACTAGGTGGTATTGTGCAACGAACTTGGAAAGGCAAACGATCAACCGATGATATATTCACACGTCTTAAAGATGGACATCTAAGGTTTAGAAATAATACCGCAGGCGGTTCACTTTATATGTCACATTTTGGTATTTCAACATATATTGATGGAGAAGGCGAAGACGGAGGTTCATCCGGTACTATTCAATGGTGGGATAAAACTTACAGTGATAGCGGTATGAATGGCATAACAATCAATTCCTATGGTGGTGTCGTTGCACTAACGTCAGATAATAATCGGGTTGTTCTGGAGTCTTACGCTTCATCGAATATCAAAAGCAAACAGGCACCGGTGTATTTATATCCAAACACAGACAAAGTGCCTGGATTAAACCGATTTGCATTCACGCTGTCTAATGCAGATAATGCTTATTCGAGTGACGGTTATATTATGTTTGGTTCTGATGAGAACTATGATTACGGTGCGGGTATCAGGTTTTCTAAAGAAAGAAATAAAGGTCTTGTTCAAATTGTTAATGGACGATATGCAACAGGTGGAGATACAACAATCGAAGCAGGGTATGGCAAATTTAATATGCTGAAACGACGTGATGGTAATAGGTATATTCATATACAGAGTACAGACCTACTGTCTGTAGGTTCAGATGATGCAGGAGATAGGATAGCTTCTAACTCAATTTATAGACGTACTTATTCGGCCGCAGCTAATTTGCATATTACTTCTGCTGGCACAATTGGGCGTTCGACATCAGCGCGTAAATACAAGTTATCTATCGAAAATCAATATAACGATAGAGATGAACAACTGGAACATTCAAAAGCTATTCTTAACTTACCTATTAGAACGTGGTTTGATAAAGCTGAGTCTGAAATTTTAGCTAGAGAGCTGAGAGAAGATAGAAAATTATCGGAAGACACCTATAAACTTGATAGATACGTAGGTTTGATTGCTGAAGAGGTGGAGAATTTAGGATTAAAAGAGTTTGTCACGTATGATGACAAAGGAGAAATTGAAGGTATAGCGTATGATCGTCTATGGATTCATCTTATCCCTGTTATCAAAGAACAACAACTAAGAATCAAGAAATTGGAGGAGTCAAAGAATGCAGGATAACAAACAAGGATTACAAGCTAATCCTGAATATACAATTCATTATTTATCACAGGAAATTATGAGGTTAACACAAGAAAACGCGATGTTAAAAGCGTATATACAAGAAAATAAAGAAAATCAACAATGTGCTGAGGAAGAGTAATCTTTAGCACTATTTTTATACAAAAATTTAAGGAGGTCATTTAATTATGGCAAAAGAAATTATCAACAATACAGAAAGGTTTATTTTAGTACAAATCGACAAAGAAGGTACAGAACGTGTAGTATATCAAGATTTCACAGGAAGTTTTACAACTTCTGAAATGGTTAACCATGCTCAAGATTTTAAATCTGAAGAAAACGCTAAGAAAATTGCGGAGACGTTAAATTTGTTATATCAATTAACTAACAAAAAACAACGTGTGAAAGTAGTTAAAGAAGTAGTTGAAAGATCAGATTTATCTCCAGAGGTAACAGTTAACACTGAAACAGTATGAAAAGCTATGAGTTAGATACTCATAATCTTTATTCTTTTAGAAAGCGGGTGTACTGAATTGGGGTGGTTCAAAAAACACGAACATGAATGGCGCATCAGAAGGTTAGAAGAGAATGATAAAACAATGCTCAGCACACTCAATGAAATTAAATTAGGTCAAAAAACCCAAGAGCAAGTTAACATTAAATTAGATAAAACCTTAGATGCTATTCAAAAAGAAAGAGAAATAGATGAAAAGAATAAGAAAGAAAATGATAAGAACATACGTGATATGAAAATGTGGGTGCTTGGTTTAGTTGGGACAATATTTGGATCGCTAATTATAGCATTATTGCGTATGCTTATGGGCATATAAGAGAGGTGAATAAAATGTTTAAACTAATCTTTGGTTATAGTTTCTGGACATGTTTTTGGTTCGGTAAATGTAAATAAGTTTTAGTCAGTGCTTCGGTACTGACTTTTTATTTATTGTTGTAATTATGGTAATATGCAGAAGTGAGCAAGTTGGATAGATGGTGGCTATCTGAGTATAAGGAGGTGGTGCCTATGGTGGCATTACTGAAATCTTTAGAAAGGAGACGCCTAATGATTACAATTAGTACCATGTTGCAGTTTGGTTTATTCCTTATTGCATTGATAGGTCTAGTAATCAAGCTTATTGAATTAAGCAATAAAAAATAACCATCGCTAACTTTGGCTGGTTTCGATGGTTAAATGGTTATTAATTTAATCTTTAATCTAAAATAGCCACCGTCTTTTTAACGGGCTCATTAGGGTAACATGTTTGCGCATGTTGCCCTTTTTCTATATATAAATTAACACACCATAATATAAATATCAAATAGACGGCTTATTAGTCGTCTTTTTATTTTGGGTAAAAGGAGATAAGAATATGATTAATTGGAAAATTAGAATGAAACAAAAATCATTTTGGGTAGCGATATTGTCAGCTATCTTTTTATTTGCTCAAAACATCGCAAAAGCTATTGGGTATGATATCCAAGTTTATACAGAGCAATTAACAGACGGTTTAAACGCTATATTAGGATTTTTAGTATTAACTGGTGTGATTCAAGACCCGACTACTAAAGGTATAGGTGATAGCCACCAAGCTTTAGAATATGAAGAACCAAGAAGAAAATACTAGGAGGTAAAATAATGAAAACATACAGTGAAGCAAGAGCAAGGTTACGTTGGTATCAAGGTAGATATATTGATTTTGACGGTTGGTATGGTTACCAATGTGCAGATTTAGCAGTTGATTACATTTATTGGTTGTTAGAAATTAGAATGTGGGGAAATGCAAAAGATGCAATCAATAACGATTTTAAAAACATGGCAACAGTATATGAAAACACACCATCGTTTGTTCCACAAATAGGTGATGTGGCTGTATTTACCAAAGGAATATATAAACAATACGGTCATATTGGTTTAGTGTTTAATGGTGGTAATACAAACCAATTTTTAATTTTGGAACAGAACTATGACGGTAACGCAAATACGCCTGCAAAGTTACGTTGGGATAATTATTACGGCTGTACTCACTTTATTAGACCTAAGTATAAAAGTGAGGGCTTAATGAATAAGATCACAAATAAAGTTAAACCACCTGCTCAAAAAGCAGTCGGTAAATCTGCAAGTAAAATAACAGTTGGAAGTAAAGCGCCTTATAACCTTAAATGGTCAAAAGGTGCTTATTTTAATGCGAAAATCGACGGCTTAGGTGCTACTTCAGCCACTAGATACGGTGATAATCGTACTAACTATAGATTCGATGTTGGACAGGCTGTATACGCGCCTGGAACATTAATATATGTGTTTGAAATTATAGATGGTTGGTGTCGCATTTATTGGAACAATCATAATGAGTGGATATGGCATGAGAGATTGATTGTGAAAGAAGTGTTTTAATTCTTAGGTTAAAATGTTAAATATTTGTTAATTATTTTTTAATGTAATTTTAGTTTCTTTTAATATTTTATTGATTTTTAATATTTTCTCAATATAAAATGAAGTTGTTGATATTTATCATCTTAAATAAGGGTGTTAGCTATAAAAAGAGATAAATAAAAACAAATATATTATATTTGGAGGAAGCGCCATGCTCAAAAGAGGTTTATTATTTTTAACTGTTTTATTGTTATTATTCTCATTTTCTTCAATTACTAATGAGGTAAGTGCATCAAGTTCATTCGACAAAGGAAAATATAAAAAAGGCGATGACGCGAGTTATTTTGAACCAACAGGCCCGTATTTGATGGTAAATGTGACTGGAGTTGATGGTAAAGGAAATGAATTGCTATCCCCTCATTATGTCGAGTTTCCTATTAAACCTGGGACTACACTTACAAAAGAAAAAATTGAATACTATGTCGAATGGGCATTAGATGCGACAGCATATAAAGAGTTTAGAGTAGTTGAATTAGATCCAAGCGCAAAGATCGAAGTCACTTATTATGATAAGAATAAGAAAAAAGAAGAAACGAAGTCTTTCCCTATAACAGAAAAAGGTTTTGTTGTCCCAGATTTATCAGAGCATATTAAAAACCCTGGATTCAACTTAATTACAAAGGTTATTATAGAAAAGAAATAAAACAAAATAGTTGTTTATTATAGAAAGCAATGTCTTGATTGAATATGTGTAGTGAAAATTATCTTTCATCAAATTCTCATTCATGCACGAATGGTTCTTCCCCACCTAATCAGATATTAGGTGACTTATGGGGAGAAATCAGTTAGGATGAAAAAGTGGATAATCCTTTTTTAGGCAGGTACTTCGGTACTTGCCTATTTTTTTATGTTATAATCTTTCTAGACGTATTCAAGGGACGTCTTTTTAGATTGTATGTTATAGCTAGCTTTCGGGCTAGTTTTTTGTTATGATGTGTTACACATGCATCAACTATTTACATCTATCCTTGTTCACCCAAGCATGTCACTGGGTGTTTTTTCTTATGATAGAGAGCATAGTTTTCATACTACTCCCTCGTAGTATATATGACTTTAGCATTCCCGTATAATAGTTTACGGGGTGCTTTTTATGTTATAATTAACTGTATATAGTAGGAGTGAACTATATAGCCTGTTAAGTGGCCTAGTAACCTAACACTTATCCTGCAATTGATATCCTTTTTGCCCTTCACTCGATACATATATCTCAACAACATAGAAATATTACAGTCGCTACACCGCATCTTAAATGGTGTGGTTATTTTTATTGGAAGTGTGTATCAGGTATCAGTAATGTTAAAACACCAGCTAAAAATGAAAAGAATTCACCAGTGCCAGCAGGTTATACACTCGATAAAAACAATGTACCGTATAAAAAAGAGACTGGTTATTACACAGTTGCCAATGTTAAAGGTAATAACGTGAGGGATGGCTATTCAACTAATTCAAGAATTACAGGTGTATTACCCAATAACGCAACTATCAAATATGACGGCGCATATTGCATTAATGGCTATAGATGGATTACTTATATTGCTAATAGTGGACAACGTCGTTATATAGCGACAGGAGAGGTAGACAAGGCAGGTAATAGAATAAGCAGTTTTGGTAAGTTTAGTGCAGTTTGATAATTAGATATATAAAGGTTTGGCAAGTTATGAAATGTCTGCCAAACCTTTATATAAAAAAGAAATATCTACCTTTTAATTTATGTAACTACTATTAGTATGCATATTCATTAGTTTTTCCAGGACCATTAATTACATAAGATGATTTAGACTCTCCTTTTTTAAAGAAGTATGTTTTATACATTTTACCTAGTAACTCAACATTTTTTCTATCTTCAGCAAGTGGTGTATTCAGATATACTGTATAGTAACCTTTATTTTCAGTTAAAATAACCATTTTTTCAAATTGAGCAGAATTTTTTGTGCCTTTCTTTAAATAATTTCTCAAACGTTCATCTAATTTTCCTAGCGTTGTAGGAAGACCACTATTTTTAAATGATTCTTTATAAGCTTTTTCTTTCTCTAACATTTTCTTATTTGATTCTATTTCTTCATTTGTAGGAAACGGTTCAAAAGTAAAAGCTTTCGCTGAATGATGGTGTGTACTGATTCCTGCCGTTAAAAAACTTAATGCTAAAACTGTTGTTGCTAATTTCTTTTTCATAATGATGTTAATTCTCCTTAAATTCTATATTTAAATTTATAGTTAGTTTTGCGAAATTCCTAAAATGAGTTTAATCTAATCGACGAAATATATTAATTAACTTGAAATTAATAAAAGATTAATTATTTTTAACTAAAAATTAAAATTCAATTAGTGTTTTGATGAATTTGGTCTCGATAAATTGAAATAATCTAAAAAACGCTATAATTTTTCTATTAATAGTAATTAATATGTGCTATATTTATCTTAGACACAGCAATGTGTTCAAATTTTCATCTATTCATAAGCTAGCCTTCGGGCTAGTTTTTTTGTGCTATATATATTTGTTTTAATTAAATAAAATTAGATAATGCAATAGTAGCCATTTTATGTTAATATTACCTTGGGCGTTTTCAAGGAGCGCCTTTCATTTTTTATGTATTGCTCCCCTTCGGGCTAGTATATTAAATTTATTTTTGCGCTTTCCAAATCAATGTATATGTGTTATATTGTTTATGGGAAGTAGGTAAGCATTTCGGTGCTTACCTTTTTTTGTTTTTCTATAAATACAATAAGGTATGTCAATTTGATAATTTATTAATTTTCATTTAATAAGAAGATCTATATAGTTAATGAATAATTAATGTACTTTTTTTTAGTCAGTCATTAAAATAAATTAGTACTAATTACTAAGGAGAATAAAAAATGAAAATTAGAAAATCTATACTTGCGGGAACTTTAGCAATCGTTTTAGCATCACCACTAGTAACTAATCTAGATAAAAATGAGGCACAAGCTAGCACAAGCTTGCCAACATCGAATGAATATCAAAACGAAAAGTTAGCTAATGAATTAAAATCGTTATTAGATGAACTAAATGTTAATGAATTAGCTACTGGAAGTTTAAACACTTATTATAAGCGAACTATAAAAATTTCAGGTCAAAAAGCAATGTATGCTCTTAAGTCAAAAGACTTTAAGAAAATGTCAGAAGCAAAATATCAACTTCAAAAGATTTATAACGAAATTGACGAAGCACTAAAAAGTAAATATTAAAAAAACCACCCTTTTACGGGTGGTTTTAATTTTCTAGATAATATAAAAGTGTTCATAAATAAAACAGTATAGGCAAACAATAAAGTATTGAAAAAAGTAAGTTTAATATGAAAATTGTTAAATGAACGACATCTTTTGTTTTTATAAATATCAAGAAAATAATCAAACTCAAAATAAATAACGTAACTGTAGTCATAGGCGTCCATACATAATCAGCATTAGTCATTAAGAATGGTGCAGCCATTATGAAAAAATTTATAATGCAGATGAAATAGACAATTAGACTATAAATTAGATAAATAACAATACACACCCTTCATAAATAAATAATTTAAATCCTATATATTTTAACAAAAGTAACACACAGAAGTGTAGAAAATAAAAAATATTGGTAAATAAAATCAATAAGTTTAACCAATATGTTGCTCGCTTCATACCGTATATTGCAACAAAAATTCCGATTAAGAAAAATATAGCCCCTATGATAAAACAGAAATCCGATGCTGAATTATTAAAAAATGAGGTGTTTAGAGTTAGAAAATGAGTTAATGAGTTGACTATAACTAATAAGATATTAATTATATTTGTATGGTTCTTCACATGATACCTCCAAGTAAAAAAATCTAATTAATAAAGTGAATGCTTGATGAACAAGCAGTTATTCCAAACAGAATCAATAAGAAAAGTAGAATCAACATGCTAATGCCCCATAAACAACCCTTTTCACTTTCTCTATTATTAATTTCTTGACTTCTTTTAAAGATATTATTACTTTTACATTCTTTAGTTGTTTTAAATTTCACGTTTTTATTACTTCCTTTTGTCTAAAAGTTTACAATGAATTTTTGATTATAATAATATATTCAAAATAGTACTATCTAGTTTGATATGTCAAGCAATATTATTATAAAATTGGAATTCTGAGTTGTCTACTCTAATTTATTATATTTACCTATAAAAATACACCTCAAAAAATAGATTTTTCAGTCTAGCTTTTGGGGTGTACATTCCACACAAACATGTGATTATTTTGATGTTTCTATTAAACTTGTAATTTTAAATTTAAAGTCCCTAAAAAGTCCCTAAAATTTTATTTTATATGAGGTATTATTGATAATGATAAAGTTATAAACCTTGATATTATGCTGTTTTACTTTTTGAATGATAAGTAATTTTATGTTAAAAGTCTCCAGTTTGGATACAAAACGGTCGATAACATATAAACGTTATGACTAACTAACTTCAAATCAGTATCATCTTTCTTAGATTCGGCTTTGGCACTATTGTCAGTAAGTGCACCAACTAATAATAAATTTGCTAATGCAAGTGTTGCAACTTTTTTTAGTGAATTGGATTTTGTTTTTTTCACCATCAT